TTATTAAGTTCTCTTTGTTCCTTAATTCTGTCTCCAACAGTTTTAATCATTAGTGTTTCCTCCTTTCCTATCGGTAACTTGATTATAGCACAAAAAAGTTACAAGTCAAGAAAAAAATAACTTGACAAGTTACTTTTGCGGTGTATAATAAGAGTAACTTCAAAAGTTACGAAGTTGGAAAGGAGATGAGAAGATGGTTGATACAAATAAGCTTCGTGGGATTATAGCTGAAAACGGAAAAACGCAGACAGAAGTTGCACAAATGATAGGTGTAACGCCCAAGACTTTCTATTTACGAATGCACAAGGGCGTTTTTGGCAGCAATGAAATTCAGATTATGATTGATAATTTGAATATTGAAAATCCTATGGAAATTTTTTTTGCAAAGAAAGTAACTTTATAAGTTACTAAAAAGGAGTAGGAATGAGCAGAATCGCTCAAATGCACCTTAAAAAGAATATATCACACATTATTTAGAAAGGAATGTTTATGGAGCTACAGATTTTTAGCAATTCAGAGTTTGGAGAAATCCGAACCATTACTAAAGATGATGAGCCTATGTTTTGCTTGGCTGATGTATGCAAGGCATTGGAACTTACACAGCCATCAAAGGTTAAAGAGAGGTTAAACCCAAAGGGTGTGAACAGTATTCCTACCCTTACAAAAGGTGGAGAACAAAAGCTGTTATACATCAACGAGAGCAATCTTTACAAGGCAATCTTTCAGAGCCGTAAAGAAAGTGCAGAGAGATTTACAGAATGGGTTACATCAGAAGTTCTTCCGTCAATCAGAAAGACAGGAAGTTACAGTAAGCCTTTGACAACATCTGAACAGATTAGATTATTGGCACAGGGCAACACAGAACTTACAGAGAGAGTTGATAAGGTTGAAGATAAGATAACCAGTATCGAAGAAGAAACTCCGCTTTACGGCTGTGAGATTGAAGAAGTGCAGAAACATGTTAGAAAGAAAGGAATTGAAGTACTTGGCGGAAAGGACAGCAATGCGTACAAAGACGGTGGTATTCGCGGTTCAGTATATTCTGATATATACAAGCAGCTAAAACGCGAATTCGGGTGCGTGGCGACATACAAGAGTATTAAAAGAAAATACTTGGCTGATGTACACGAATTCATCGACACCTATTTGTTGCCAATAGCACTTGCCGAAGTGGTACATGATACAAACATGTAGGAGAAGATATGAAAGAAAAGATAATTAACATATCCGCAACACTGGCAGGAATCAGCCTTATAGCGTTGATTCTAAGACCAGTACAACCGCAAGCTAAGATTAATCAGCAGAGTGCAGTGTTAAGTGAATGCTACAACTCACATGTTGATTATAAGGTTGAAACTGGAGAGATAAGTGTTGATGAATATGAGTTGTCGCTTATGGCACATTTGCTGATGGGTGAATGCGGAGCGACATGCAACGATGATGAAATGCTATATCTTGCAGGAGCCGTTGTTTTGAACCGAGTACAGAGTGAGTATTTTCCTAACAGCATTGAAGAAGTTATCTATCAGTCAGGGCAATATCAATGTACAGAACTTAAAAACAGCGGATTCTATAAAGAGCCAACAGAAAGGTGTTGGAGAATAGCAGAAGAATTATTAATAAGCGGATATGACATACCTAGCGACGTGTTGTATCAAGCTGAATTTAAACAAGGTAGCGGTGTTTATAAGAAAGTGCAGAACATGTACTTTTGCTACAAGTAAGGAGTGTTTATGGAAGCAAGGATAAGAGAAGAAATGTTCAACTTAGGTATTCTCTCTAATAAAAGAGGTTACATCTACATAATCGAAGCTGTTAAACGCTTTAATTCTTCTATAACAATGAAAGAAATTTACAGCAGCATTGCTAGTACAGTAGGTAAGCCAAGATGTGCTGTTGAAAGAGCAATTATAACAGCAATTAAATCAGCTGACCATGACCTATCAGCATGGAAGAATTATGACTGCCTCACAGCAAGAGGGGTTATAACAACGATGTATTACAGATGTAAGGAGAGCACCAATGAGTAGCATAAAAAGAATTATTAAGCTGAACAGAAACAGACAAAGGGCTATAAAGGAAAAGGATTTTAGAAAATTCTATACCTTTAGCTGCAAAATCCATCTGATCGAAAGAATGGATAAAGTACCAATAGGAAGTTACATATTAAAGTAAGGAGAGAAAGAAATGGAAAATGCAATTAATAACAATAATATCACATTAGCAGGAGTAGTTGAGAAAGAACCAGAGTACTCGCATGAAGTATTTGGCGAGGGATATTACATATTCATGCTCAAGTGTTCAAGAACAAGCGGCAATAAAGATACATTGCCAGTAATGATATCAGACAGACTTGTTGATATCAGAGGAATCAAAGCGGGACAGGTTGTCACAGTTTTAGGACAGATAAGAAGTTTCAACAGGCATGTTGATGATGTGAAGAGTAAGCTGATTTTATCTGTATTCGCAAGAGAGCTTGAAATATTGGCACAGGACGCAACCGAACTACCATTTGAAGAAAATATCAACACAGTTATGCTTGACGCTTACATCTGTAAACTACCTATATACAGATGTACTCCAAAGGGCAGAGAGATTGCAGATATATTAGTTGCAGTTAACAGACCATATGGCAAGTCAGATTACATACCTTGTATCGCATGGGGAAGAAATGCGAGATTTGCAGGTGGACTTGAAGTTGGAGAACACATTCAGATCCAGGGAAGATTTCAGAGCCGTGAGTACACTAAGAGAATAAGCGATAGTGAAGTCGAGACAAGAACTGCTTACGAAGTATCAGTAAGCAGAATTGATTACGCAGAGGAGGGCGAAGTTGATGAGTGACATAACAGTAAGAGATTTAGCAGGCATGGCTCTTGATGAAGATATTGTATGCCAGATATGGACGCCATTACATGGAACTGTGTTTGACGGCTCATCTGATGAAGCTAGGGATTCAGATTATGCAGACATAGAAGTCGATAGCTTCCAGATTGAAGATGGCGTATTTGTGATGAATATATAATAAGGAAAGGATATGTTTATGAGAGCAACTTTAAAAAAAATAGTGTTAGAAAACTTTATGTGCTATGCACATGCAGAGTTTGATTTATTTGCCTTAACAAAAATCATGGCAAGAAACGGAGTGGGAAAGTCCAGTATAGTCGCTGTTATTAATTGGGTGCTTTATAACTGTGACGGAGATTTAAAGGACAACCCTAATGTTAGAAGAGAAGTCAATGGAAAGCCTGTTGATGATATGGATACTTATGGAGAGCTTACTTTTGATATTGACGGAAAAGAAATAACTATGAAGAAAGTGCAGAAGCGTACTCACAGCAAAGATGGCAGCGGCTATAAGGACGATAACAAGTATTTCATTAATGATGTGCCTAAGACATTAAAGGATTTCAACGCATATCTTGATGTTGATATGAATGTATTCAAGATGTGCAGTAATGTGAACGCATTTCTTAATCAGAAACCGGCAGAAATGAGAGAATACTTATTTGGTCTTGTAGGAGATGTTACAGACCTTGATATAGCTTCACAGAAAGCTGAATTAGCCGAATTAGTTCCTTTACTTAATAAGTATACAGTTGAAGAATTATCCGCTATGAATAAGGCTACCAAGACCAAAATTACAAAGGATTTGCCTATTCTTGACGGACAGATTAAGGAAAAGGAAAGAGATATACAGCTTAAACAGGCTATTGATGTATCTGACCTTGAATTACAGAAAAACAGCCTTAAAGAACAGATTGCTGATTATGTGGCAAAGCAGACCGACAATGACAAGCTGATAGCTGAATATGACAAGGCTAGTTCGGATATTCTCAATCTTAAATTTGAGCTTAGTGATATGAGCCGTAAAGCTAATGAAGAAAATGTTAAGGCTAGGAGAAAACTTGAATCACAGATTAGTAACCTTAATTATGTGATTGAGGATAGCAAGAAGTCAATCAGCAACGCAGAAGATGTTGTTAGTTTTGATAAGGACAAGATAGCTGAATATCAGAAAACACTTGATGATAGCAGAACCGAATGGAAAGCTGAAAAAGAGCGTGTATTTGACGAGAATAATCTTATTTGCCCTTATTGTAAACAGGAATACCCAGAGGAAAAGAAAGAGAAACTAAAGGCAGATTTTAAGGCACATAAAGAAACTGAACTTAGCAGAATTACCGATAAGGGCAACACAGCTAAGAAAATGCTTGATGAAATCAAAGGATTGTTAGTTGAAGCTGAACAGGAATTGGCTGACAGAAAGCAGAAGTTAGAAAAGCATTTAGTTGATTTAGCAGACCTTGAAAAGCAGTTAGCAGAACTTCCACAGGAAATTGATGTATCAGCTACCGAAGAATATAAGGCACTTGAACAGAAGATAGCAGAAAAAGAACAGGCTATGCACAAGGCTAACGATATTTCAGCAGTTAAGGCAGAATTAAAGTCACAGGAAACAGCTTTAAGGCAGCAGTTAGCAGAATGCGAAAGCCAGATTGCAAAGTCTGATACGGCAGCAGACGAAAAGCGTCTTGAAGAATTAAGGCAGATAAGGATTGATTCTGAACAGAATAAAGCTAATGCCGAGAAGATTCTTGATTTACTTGATGAACTAGACAAAGCAAAGAATGAAGCCTTGACAGAAGCAGTAAATAGTCATTTCGGTTTGGTTAAGTGGCAGTTGTTTGAATATGCTAAGAACGGCAATTACAAGAGCTGTTGCATACCTACAGTTGACGGAAAGAGCATTTTAACAACTATGAGTAACAAGGGTAACAGGATTTTAGGCAGAGTTGATATTTGTAATTCAATTCAGAAGATTAGTGGCATATCAGTACCTATTATTTTAGATGATAGTGAGAGCCTTAGTACGGATAATCAGAAGAAAGTTGCTGAAATGGTAGATAGCCAGTTGATTATGCTGATTGTTAATGACAGTGAGAAATTAGAGATTGTGGAGGGATAAGCACTATGAATGATAGATATATTGTAGAACGAGAGTTTGAACACGCAGGATATAAATGTGTCGTTACATTCAATGTGATGGGGCATAGGTGCGGATATGTAGGCATTCCTAAAAACCACCCTTTATATGGTAAAGAGTATTCAGACTATCTTGAAATTAAGAAAGCAGATGTCGGAGACCGAAAAATAAGCGGTATTTTTCCTTTGCTTGGAGCTTGTCTTGATGAAGACGAAAGAATACGAATTGAAGCATATTTTCAATGCCACGGCGGTATTACCTTTGCGGATGGTGGAGAAAATTCAAACTATCCGATAGAAAGTGATTTATGGTGGTTTGGTTTTGATTGCGCACATTGTGACGATGCAAAAGAACTTGAACTCGCTTATGAGAGATTTCCTAATTACAGAGAGAGCCTTGCTATGCAGATTGAGTGTGAAGATAGATTTCGCATTGATGGCACGATAGTTCGCACCGAAGAATATGTTGCGGATGAGTGCAAGAAGTTAGCGGAACAGTTAAAAGAGTTTGAAGAAAGTGAGGAATAATTATGGCAGAGAATACAGCAGTTGCGGAAAAGAAAGAAGCTGAAAGCAGAGAGCTTGTAGCAAAAGATTTTACAGAGGGAATGGTTGTAAAAATCAAGCAGAAAGAGAAATTTGGTTTAACATTTCCAAAGGATTACAACTACACAAACGAGTTCATGTCAGCAATGCTAATTTTACAGGATACAGTAGATATGAATAAAAAGCCTGTATTACAGAGTTGCACAAGAGCAAGTATTGAAAATGCACTTGTTGAAATGGTTACGAACGGACTTTCAATGCAGAAAAAACAGTGCTACCCGGTTGCTTATGGCGGCAAGTTACAGTGTCAGAAGTCAGTGTATGGAAACACTTGTATAGCAAGGAGATTCGGACTTAAAGACATTAATGCAGCGGTCATTTACAAGGGAGATGTGTTCAAGTATCACAAAGAGGACGCAAAGACAATCATTGATTGCCACGAACAGAGTTTTGAGAATATTGACAATGATAAGATTGTTGGTGCTTATGCGGTAGCTGTTATGGATGACGGAGAGAAAATATCAGAAGTTATGACCATTGCACAGATTAAACAGGCTTGGAAACAGGGATTTGGCTACAAGGAGAACGGAAATGGTACACATCAGAAATTTGCCGACCAGATGGCTATGAAAACTGTTAAGAATAGGCTTCTTAAATACATCAATAATTCTCATAGTGGTAATGAAAATGAGGATTACGAGGAAATCAGCCACGATGAAGTGCTTGAACAGGATGTTGCGTACGATATTGAGCAGAACGCAAACAGCGTTGATTTTGAAGAAAGCGACATTATCGAGGGCACAGCCACGGAAGTAACCGAAGAACAGACAGAAGATAGCACATTACCACCATTTATGCAGGCAGAATAGGAGTTTGAGTATGAGAGTAATTTCACAGGACGGAACGATGGATGTTCCATACGAAAATGTAGTCTTGTATCAAGATGAAAAAGAAATAATGTGTATATTTAGCGGGGTATATATCGGGAGAAAATTGGCACGATACTCCACCACAGAAAAGACTGAAAAGGCTATGGAAATGCTGAGGGAAGCATATGTCGGTATGCCTATCGTAATGCAGAATGTTGATATTTCAGACGATGTGGCAAAGGAATTTGAAAGATTAAAGAAGTGCGGTGTTATGGTGCAAACAGAAAATCAGCCGTCAAAAGTAGATTTTATCAACAATGCTGTTTTTCAGTTCCCACAGGATGATGAAATCGAGGTGTGAATATGGCAAAACACACAATGCAGGAATTATACCAATGGCAAGCATTACCGCTGAATATCAAGGTTTTAATGACAGCGGAGAGAATAAGAAACTGGGTAAATGAATTTGGCGAAGATGGCGTGTATCTGTCATTTAGCAGTGGCAAAGACAGCACAGTTTTAGGACATATAATCAGAGTAGTTTGCGGATATAAAAATATTCCTTTTGTGTTCGTAGATGTCCCGACACAATATCCAGAGTTGAAGCAGTTTGCCAAGACTTTTGATAACCTTGTGATTTTAAAACCTAAGATTTCATTCGCAGAAGTTTGTGAAAAGTATGGATTTCCGATGATTAGCAAGGAAGTGTCAAATTGCGTAAGCGGTGCAAGAAAATATGTTAAATACCTTGACAGTCAAAAATCTAACAACACAATCTTGACAGACAGACAGACAGACAGACAGACAGACAGACAGACAGACGGTTCCGTATGCTTGCTATATGGCAGACCTGCTAGGAATAGACAGGAGAATAGACAAACAGAACGAACAGTACAAGAGTTTGCAGATGGGAGTTATCCCTAGCGGTTCAGAATACAGGCTACGCAGACTGAATGGAGAACTGACAGATAGTAAAGGCAATTATAGTCAGTTTAATCAAGAAAAATACAAATTCTTTCTTGACGCACCATTTGAAATAAGCGACTTATGTTGTGACATTATGAAGAAAAAGCCTGCACACGATTACGAAAAAGAAACAGGCAGAAAGCCGATTATAGCGACTATGGCAAGTGAAAGCGTTATGCGTACACAGAAATGGTTGCAAGATGGCTGTAATGCTTTTAATGTCACAAGACCACATAGCAATCCTATGAGCTTTTGGACAGAACAGGATGTGTTGCTTTACATCAAAGAAAATAATCTGCCTATATGTTCCGTTTATGGCGAAGTAGTTACAGATTATGAAGCTATGGGGCAATGCGAAAATCAGATGTCATTTGCGGATTTTGGAATTTTTGATAATGAAAGACCATTGCTGAAAACAACTGGTTGCCAAAGAACAGGCTGCGTGCTGTGTGGATTTGGATGTCACTTAGAGAAAGAAAGCAGATTTTTAAGGCTGAAAGAAACACACCCTAAATTCCATAATCTTCTTTACATCTTGAAAAACAATGGCGTGACATACGCAGAAGCTATTGATTGGGTGAATGAACACGGAAATATGAATATTAAGTATTAAAGGAGTGAAATGTAAATATGAAACAAAATCCAATAATAATTGCGTGCGAATTGTGCGGAAAGCCACAGCAAAAAGATGAATCACGTTCTAATGAAAATTGAAATGTTTATGACGCAAAAGCTGTTTGTGAGTGCGGTGGAAAATTCAAAATAATGCTAAGAGAAGATGCGGAGAAATTAAGGAATGAAACTTAAATGTATTGCAACAGGAAGTACAGGAAACTGCTATCTGTTAACTTCCGACAGTGGAGAAACACTTATCCTTGATTGCGGAATCCCAATTAAGGAGATTAAAAAGGGCTTAGATTGGATCATAAGGGGGATAAAGGGTGTGATTATAAGTCACACCCACCTCTAGACCATAGCAAGTCAGTAGAAGATTTTGAAGCTATGGGAATACAGATACTTGCCCCATATTTAGGCGATAGTTGTAAACCAATAAATATGGGCGAATTTACAGTAAAGCCTTTTGATTTAACGACAATAGACGGAAATTGGACACATACAGACGCAAATGGCGAACCTTGCCCGATATACGGCTTTCTGATTACTCACAAGGAAATGGGAAGAATGCTTTACATAACCGATTGTGAACTAATCAAGTGGAAGTTTAAGGACATAAACCACATTCTACTTGGTGTGAATTATGACAAGGATTTAATCGACAGGGATAACACAGGCAAAGCCAATCACGTTTTCAGAGGTCATTTATCCATTGACACGGCTTGCGATTTTGTCAAAGCAAATCATTCAGATAGCTTGCAGAATGTCATAATGTGCCATTTATCAAGTGAAAATGCTGATAGCGATAGTTTTATCGAGAAAATGGAAAAAGTTGCTTGTGGGGCGAATGTAGATGTTGCAGAGCCTGGCAAGGAATGGGTTTTAAGGAAAGGAGATGAATGTCCGTTTTGAGCAGATATACAAACATTATTTCAGGCGAAAAGTATATGACCGAGCAGAACGCATTAAGACATTATATTTCCAAAGCTCACAAAGTACAAAAAAGACAGAATTTTGAGGAAATGTATTCTTTATACAGCGAAGCAACGAAGTATATCAATGTTGATTTTTGTTACAAATGTGTAAATGACGATTTTGGATATTGCGGTTTAAGACGCAAGAAAACAACATGGGTAGAAAGATTTACGAAATATTGTTTTGATGGATTTATACGAGACATGGAACATGAATTAAAGTGCTTGCAGAATCCTAGCGAATGTCCGTTTTAGAAAGGAGATTATATGGCCAAAAAGAAAGGAATGGGAGTAAGCCCTCTCACTAACAGGATATATTATGGAACGCAAGACACAGAAAAGCATATGTGGATAGGACAGAAAACAGATATAACGGATAGTGCAATAGCTTCTGTATTCGAGTGGTTTATGGCTAATATGGATGGCAAGGAAGAATATTCTATTACATATCCAGAGACAGATTTTGAGTTAGTCATGAGAAGAAAGGAACAGTAATGGAGAGATTGACAGATAGCAATAAAGAAATACCAACATTGGTTAATAATGCTGAATATTGGCTGAAAGTGTATTTTAAGCTGAAAGATTATGAGGACTTAGAGGAAAGAAGGAAGCTAATCAAGATACCGCCTGAAGCGTACTGTATTGTGGATTTTGAGGTACGAAAGGGTTTTGTGTTAGAAGAAACATATCATATAAGCAGAAAGCCTTTGTTAGTTGTTCGATACGACGATAACTCTCTTAAAAGTCATAGCGGATACTTGGGGATTTCAGTATTCCTCACAAAATCCGAAGCCGAAGCAAAACTGAAAGAATTGAGAGGTGGAGAAAATGAGCGATAAGCAGAGCAATCTCACAGACAAAGAAATGGAAGATTTACAGAGCGTAGTAACTGACACATTAGCAAGTGTATGTGCTATGGCAGATAAGAACAACATTGATAGAGATAGTATGCTGAAATACTTTGCGGATATGCTCACAGCTTTTACAGAAGTGGCAAGCATACAGAATTATGAAACTAACCACACCAATGCCGACAGGATAAGGAATATGTCGGATGAAGAGTTAGCGGAGTTTCTTATAACTTTTAATAACACATTCGGCGAAGAATACGAGGGAGAAGCTAGTTGTATGGATTGGCTTCAATCAGAAGCGGATAGGAGAGAATATGGCAAGAATATTTAGAGTTAGTGGCTATTTAGTTTGCGATAGAGAAACTACAGCAAAAGAATTGGAAAGTTATTTTGATACTATGCCTGGCGAATGGTGGCAGCAGTTTCATATTGAACAGTCGGAAGAATTTAATCTTGATGGCGAAGATAAGCCAAACTGTGACCTTGCATTACTCACAAGGCATTTTAAGGCAGATAACATCAGTACAGAATTTGACAGACCTTTACCACAGAAAGGCGAGAAATATAAGCATTTTAAGATTGGCAAGATTGTTACTATTATCGGTATTTCAAGGCACACCGAAACCGAGGAAATTTCAGTTGTATATGAATATGAGAGGCATATCTGGAATAGACCTCTTGAAATGTTTATGAGCGAGGTTGATGAGGAAAAATATCCTAATGCAGAACAGAAATACAGATTTGAGTTAGTAGAAAGTGAGGAAAATAGATGAATCGTGTGATTTTATGTGGAAGAGTTGTTAGAGAACCGGAAATTAGATATTCACAGACGGCAAATGGAAGTATGGCAGTAGCAAGATACACATTAGCCGTTGACAGAGCTTTCAAGAAAGAGGGCGAACAGGCAGCAGACTTTATTAACTGCATTGCGTTTGGTAAGAATGGAGAGTTTGCGGAGAAGTATTTACACCAAGGAACTAAGATTATCGTTGAGGGTAGATGGCAGACAGGCAACTACACTAACAAGGACGGACAGAAAGTCTACACTAATGATTGCGTTGTTGAAAAACACGAATTTTGCGAAAGTCGTACTAATCAGCAGAATAATAACAGTAACGGAATTATGGGCGGTAACGCTAGCTCGGACAACTTTATGTCAATTCCGGACAATGTAGCTGATGAGGGATTACCATTTAATTAAAGAGGTGTGAGTATGACAGAGAATGAAGCAACAGAAAAGCTAAGAGCATATCATAAATGTCAAAAAATGCAAGTAAAAGGTATTTATGAAGATTGTAATGCAAGATTATGTGACAACTGTGATTTATGTTATGCACAAGGTAATACCGGAGAACATATCAAAAGTATAGAGATTGCAATACAGGCACTTGAAAAGCGGATACCAAAGAAGCCGAGAAAAACCGATTCGTACAGAGGTGTATTAAAAAAAGTATATGCTTATGTATGCCCTACTTGTGGAAATGCACGTTTAGAAAAATACATGAACGAACGGCAGAATACAGTGTTTTGTTGGGATTGCGGTCAAAAATTAGATTGGAGCGATGAAGAATGAGATTAATTGACGCAGATGTATTTGAGAAGTTTATAAGAAAAAATTGTACAGATTCGCTTGTAGATTTGTGGTGTGAATTAGTACGAAGACAACCAACATCTTATGATGTAGATAAGGTTGTGAAACAGTTGGAAGAACTTAGAAAAGAATGTGAAGACCCATTGCAGGATTATGACCCAAATTATTTTATTGTCAAAGCAATCGAGATAGTAAAGGCAGGTGGCAATTCTTGAGTTATCAGAACATAGCAAGAGCCAAGGCAATAGAACAGGAAAACAAAAAGCGACTATTGAAACTGAATCCAAAACTGAATGACAAAAGTGGAATATATTTTCTACTCCGAGAAGATGAAAACGGATTTAAGTATGCGTATATCGGACAGGCAGTACATACACTTAGCAGATTAGCAAGCCACCTTGTAGGCTATGAACAGCATATAGACCTTAGTTTACGCAAACACAAGCTGTACGACAAAGAGAAAAACCCTTATGGTTGGCGAGTTGAATTTCTGAATTTCCCCGAAAGTCAGCTTGACGAAAAGGAGAAGTATTACATCAAGCTATATGCTGATAAAGGTTATCAGCTTCGGAATGTCAGTTTAGGCGGTCAAGGAGAAAATCGAGCTAGTGGTTCAATAGGTGAGAGAAAAGCACCTAAAGGCTATATGCAAGGCATACAGCAAGGCAAAAAGGTGTTGGCAAGAGAATTATCCTATATCGCAGAAAAACACCTTAAAATCGAAATTAGGGAGGATAAAAAGCATAATAAAGTGTCGCAGAAACAGTATGAGAAGTTTATGGATTTATTGAAAGTAGGCGATTCAGAATGAAGATTTTGAGTAAGAAGAAATACAATAAACTTATTGAAGATTTTGAGGAATCGCAGAAAAAGGTCGAGGAACTCAAAAGGATAAACGAAAGTCTTGGAAAAAAGCTGGAAGATAAAAAGACAAGTTGCAAAATGAATAACGGAAAAGACTTCTGTTTTAATTGTGCAAACTCTTACGGATACAAGACATATTGGGGAACAACAGAAATTGAGCGGCGTGGTTGCCTACTTGATGTGTCTTGTGAAGATTTTAAGAGAAAAGAAGATAACTAACTAAAAATCAAAGAAAGGAATAGGTTGTGCGCACATAAAACCGAGGTTTCCTTTTGGTAGATTTAGAATGTATAAAAAGAAGATTAAATGCGAGATATATCGTGATTCAATGCAGAATTACAAGAAATATGCAATACCGCCAGCGCAACTTATCATTGCTGATGTTCCTTACAATGTAGGAACTAACTTCTACGGAAGTAACCCTATGTGGTACAACGGCGGCGATAATAAGAACGGAGAAAGCAAACTTGCGAAAAAGGCGGCTTTCAATTCAGATTTTAATTTTAATCTGTATGAATACTTCCATTTTTGTTCAAAGATGTTGAAAAAAGAGGACACAAAGCCTATCGCAAGGGGCAGAAGCAGTAATAGCCCTTGTATGATTGTATTTTGTTCGTTTGAACAGTTATCAACATTGATTGCCGCCGCAAAGAAACACGGATTTGTCAATTACATACCGCTTGTATTCTGTAAAAATTACAGTCCACAGGTGCTTAAAGCTAATATGCGTATCGTAGGTGCTACGGAATATGCACTTGTACTGTACCGAAATAAGTTACCGAAATTCAGAAATGGCTTGCAGATTGATGAAAACGGAAAGAATATCAGAGGTACAGGACATATGGTATTTAATTGGTTTGACGGCGGTAATGAAGCGGAATGGGGCAGAACTTACTATAGCAATGGTTCATATATGATGTGGGAGAAAGACGGAAAAGATGTACCGAAAATTCATCCGGCACAAAAGCCCGTAGCAGTCCTTAAAAAGCTGATTGAGATTTTTACAGACGAGGGAGATGTTGTTATTGACCCTTGTTGCGGTAGCGGTAGTACACTAAGAGCCGCCGCAGAACTTGGCAGAAGTGCATACGGATTCGAGATTGACAGAAACTTTTACGAGCGTGCAAAGAATGAAATGCTTGTATTTGAAAAAGAGCAACAGATGGATATAAGTGATTTTATAGGAGATACAGTATGAACTTGAATAATCAAATGAGCATATTTGACTTCACAAGAGAACCAATCAGCATAACAAAGCCTATTCGATTGATAGAATTATTCGCCGGATATGGTTCACAGGCAATGGCACTAAAGAGAATAGGTGCAAAATTTGAGCATTACAGAGTTGTGGAGTTCGATAAGTATGCCATAGCAAGTTATAACGCAGTACATGGCACAGATTTTCCCACAATGGACATAACAAAGGTTCATTCAGAAGATTTGAATATCTGCGACACAAATGCATTCACTTACTTACTTACTTACTCATTCCCTTGTACGGATTTATCAGTTGCTGGAAAACAAGCCGGAATGTCTAAGGGCAGTGGTACAAGAAGCGGTCTGTTGTGGGAAGTTGAGAGAATACTAACAGAAATTAGAGATAGTAACGGAGAATTACCACAGATTTTGTTCATGGAGAACGTGCCACAAGTACACGGCAAGAAAAACATCAATGATTTTGAAAAATGGTTGGGTTTCCTGGAAAGTTTAGGGTACACAAATTATTGGCAAGATTTGAATGCTAAAAATTATGGAGTGGCACAGAACAGAAACAGGTGCTTTATGTTTTCATTCCTCGGCAATTACTCATATAATTTTCCGAACCCTATACCACTCGAAAAGAAGTTAAAAGACTATCTTGAGGATAATGTAGATGAAAAGTATTACATCAACAATGAAAAGGCTGACAAGCTGATAAAACAGCTTATTGACAACGACACATTACCACAACACAATCTTAACAGACAGACAGACAGACAGACAGACTTGCGTTGACGGAACAATCAATAAGCCACAACAGAGAGAAGTTGCAAACTGTATCAAGGCAAGATATGACTGCGGAATATCAAGCTTGCGGTCAGACGGAAACCTTGTTGTTAAGCAATCAGGCAACGCAGATTGAAAAGCAGATTGATATTGCAACAACTCTCATGGCAAGGGATTATAAAGGTTTTGGAAATCAATCTATGAATGGAGTGATTGAATGGAAGTATTAGGAAGCATATATACAGAAGTTTCAGACAGATTTCAAAAAGGCATTATTGAGGGGGGGATTTCCCGATGTGTAAAAGCTGAAAAACACGATTTAGGAGTAATTATGACAGAAATACAAGAAAAACGATTGGGCAATATATATTCTTTTGATGGTGGCAATTATGCCAGGAATGTTTACGATAAAGAATGTATATCTCCCACATTAAAAACTATGCAGGGTGGAAATTCTCAACCTATGGTTGTTACTATGCGTGGAAGAAATCCTGATAATCCGTCAGATAGAACTGTTGGAAGTCCGACAGAACAGAGATTAGAGGCAAATATGCAAGGCACAAGTAATTGCTTGACAAGTGTACAGAAAGATAATTTATTACTTGAAAAACCTCAATATCGTATCAGAAAGCTAACCCCGAGAGAGTGTGGACGGCTGATGGGTGTATCTGATGAAGATATTGACAAAATGGCAGCAGTAAACAGTAATACGCAACTATATAAGCAATTCGGCAACTCGATAGTGGTAGATGTTATGTGTGCTATGTTTAAAAATCTGAATATCAAGCAAGGAGATACAGTATGAAAGACGAAACAAAGCAGGAAATACAGATTTTACTTAAACTACTCAAAGGCAGTCTTACAAGAAATGGTGTAAGTATGGCAATGGACAGAGAGGGCAACTTGATGTTCTTTGATACAACAGCTTACATCAAGAGTAAAGGTAAGGAATTTGACGGATTCAGAATTAATATTAACGATTTAGTGAAGTAACAATGTGACAGAACTTGAAGAGGTAATTATGGCAGGCAATTTTATTAAAATTGACAGAAAAATTTTAAAGTGGGAATGGTGGAGTGACATTAATACATTCAGACTTTTTATGTATATGTTGATAAGCGCCTATTGGAAAGACGGAAATTATAAAGGCAAGATAATTGAAAGAGGGTCTTTCCCCTCTTCAATATCTGAATTATCAAAAGAAACTAATTTGTCTGTAATGGAAATTCGTACCTCGCTAAAGCACTTACAATTAACAGGCGAAATAACAAGCAAAGCAACAAACAAATTCACGATATTTACTGTGGTTAACTACAATTTGTATCAAACGGATAACAAGCAAGATAACAAACAAATAACAAGCAACTTAACAAACAATCAACAAACAGATAACATTCTATTAACAAACTCTATATTAAAAGAAAGTAAGAATGAAAGAACAGAAGAAATTAAAGAAGATAAGAATACAGAAAAAGATATTACTAACGTAATATCTAAAAAGAAAAGTTATTACCCAAATGATGAATTACTTGATGAAGCATTTAACGAATATGTGACAATGCGTAAGAAAATTAAAAAACCTATATGTACCGACAAGGCATTACATAGGGCTATGAACACTCTTGAAAAGCTGTCAGGTGGAGATAATGACTTAGCCATTGAAATTCTTAATCAGTCAGTAGACCATTGCTGGCAAGGACTGTTTGAGCTGAAAGAAGATAATTCTAATAAGCAAGGCAATCAGATTTTCAATAAGGGTGCTATTGACTGGGATAATGTGTAAAAAAGGGGGCAGTAAGAATGAGCAGATTAGATGATACACTTAATGGAATTAATTTCAGATACGATTATCCGCACAACGGAAGGGTTGAATCACTCTTAAAAACAATTGCAATCAATAGTGCTATTATATGTGACAAATTAGATACTATTTCTAATCAATTGAAAGAGGGTAGTAATGACAAGAGACGAAACAGTTAAAATCATTCGCATTATGTGTGATTGCTACCCTAACTACAAGCCTAACAACCTATCCGAGACAGTAGATGTGTGGAATATGATGTTGGAAAATTACAGTTATGAACAAGTATCAGTCGCACTTAAAGCATACATCAACTCCGATATAAGCGGATTTGCCCCAAGTATAGGACAGCTGATAGGTAAGATACAGACTATATCGCAGTCACAGGAACTTGACGGAATGGCAGCTTGGGGATTGGTTAGCAAGGCATTACGGAATGGCACTTATGGGGCGGTTGAAGAATTCAACAAACTACCGCCACTTGTAAAACAGGCGGTTGGTATGCCAGATAACCTTAAAAACTGGGCGACATCAGATTATCAGACGATAGAAACAGTAATACAATCGAATTTCTTAAGAACCTATGAAACAGTTGTTGAGCGTGCAAATGAAATAAATCGTATGCCGGACAATATCAAATCACTTATCGAAAAGACGAATGTAAATTCGTATAAGGCTCAAATCGAGCAAAAATTCCAAAGAGATATAAATACATTACAAATTAAAGAAAATGCCCTTATTGGCCAAAATACAAACGCAGAAGAGTATATTGAAGCACCTCAAGATATTCAAGAAAGAATAAACGCCATGAGGTAAAATTATGAAGCCAAAAAATTGTATTTATCCCGATTGCTTTAACTGTACTTTAGATGATTGCGAGTATGATGTGCCAGAAAAAGAAGATTTTAGCAGAGATGCTAAAATTGACACGGAAAATTCTATAGAGAATAAGACAGATAAACAGCGCAGGCAGTATATAAACCAAAAACGCTATCGTAATTCTGAAAAAGGCAAAGCTAAGTTGTGTGAATATGTTGAGAGTGGCAAGGTTGCGGAATGGAATCAAAGATATAATTCTAAAGAAAGTGCCAAGGTTTTAGCGAGGAAAAGGTCGGCGAAACGCAACAAACGCATGACAGAAAAAATTGGAATACCTTATAGCACTTTTAAAGCATATCGGAAAAATTATGGGATAACTGAAAAAGATGTCGAGAAAGACATGGTTATCCGCAAAATGGATAATTGCGGACGAGTTTCAATACCGCATAAGTTTATGCGACAAGGTATCATAAGCGCAGGGGATGTATATAAAATATATCCGCAGGATAATAAACTAATAATTGAAAAGCTAGAGGTTAAGAACAATGAGCAGGTCGGAACAACGAAGATTTCAGGAACAAATGATGAGAGTTCAATTAAACAGGCAGAAGAATAAAGAAAATAAAGAAATGTTTGGTAATGCCTTAACGATTCTATTATGGGTCCTACATGATAAATTTGGATTTGGAAATAAGCGACTAGAACGGCTTATTGATGAGATTGACAAATTCAATGAGAATTTTAACGCAGGGCTTATAGATCCGAAAGAACTTATTGAACAGCTAGAAGAAGAAACAAAAATAAAAATTAAATATTAAGGAGTATGGCTTATGAAGTTTTCAGAACTTACTAAGCCGGAACTTGAAAAGATATTGGAAAATGCCAATTTTACCGAGGAAGAATTGAGAATTTTCAAGTTGCTTGTGGGTAATATGAGCTTAGAGCAAATTAGCCAGAGGCTCATGTTATCCAAAGCAACAATTTCAAGGAGAGTTAAGGATATAAAAATCAAGATAGAAAGGACTGATGAAATGGTTAAAACAATCCCTATATGGGAAAAAGTAACACTGACAGTTGAAGAAGCGTCTGAATATAGCAATATTGGAATTAATAGAATTAGTACAATGCTTAATGAGATTAGTTGCCCCTTTGTTTTAAAGGTCGGAAATAAAAGGCTTGTCAAGCGTAAAGAGTTTGAGAAATATATAGAAAAAAGTAGGGAAATATAGAGATATATTGAAATATAAGCTATTGTGTAGTAATATTAATTATCACGCAATAGCTCTTTATTTATTGAAAGGAGAGCTAAAGAAAATGGGAAAGGATTTAAAAGGTAAAGAGCTAGGAAATGGAATCTGTCAACGGAAGAACGGAAAATATTGTGGCAGGTATGTTGATAGATTCGGTCAGAGAAAAAGCATTTATGACGATAAACTGTCAGAATTAAGAAAGAAACTTGCAATTGCAATAGCTGATAGTCAGTCATTTACAAGCATAAGAGATAACATTAAGTTGGACGATTGGTTTAATCGTTGGGTAGATGTGTACAAAAAGAAAAGTGTACGCCCCAATACACTTAGGGAATACACTCACATATACACTAAGAATATATCACCTTTTTTGGGAAATCGCAACATAAATTCCTTTGTTAAGTCGGATATTCAACAATTAATTGATATTACTGACGATAAGGGCTATGGATATGAACGGCAAAACAAAATTAAAGTTATATTATCAGACATGTTTTCAAGAGCGATGGAAGATGAGCTTATGTCCAGAAATCCAACAAAAGGAGTTAAATTGAGGGCAAAAAAGGAAGTTTTCGCTAAAGCATTAACAATTGATGAACAAGAAGTATTTTTTGAATGCTGTGCTGGCACATTTTACGACAATCTATTTAATATTGCTGTAAATACAGGGTTGAGACCGGGAGAACTTTTTGCCTTAACTGAAAATGATATTGATTTTGAAAATGGGCTAATAAATGTATCTAAGACGCTTGTATATCAGAAATACCTTGATGATGAACGCAAGGAATTTCATTTAGAAGAGCCTAAAACAGAACAAAGTAACAGAAAAGTGCCTATGAACAGCTTATGCAGAAAGTATCTTGAAAGGCAGATAAGGCAGAAACATGTTATCAAAAGTAAACAACCTAAAGAGCAGAACGACTATTTATTTACAACAAAATTTAATACACCACTCAATTCAGTTTTATACAGTGCGGCGATTGATTCTGTTGTAGATACAATAAATCTTGTCCGTTCTGTTGATGAAGAAATGGAATATTTCAGCGGACATACCTTGAGACATACATTTGCGACAAGATGTTTTGAAGCAGGTGTTCAACCGAAAGTTGTTCAATCATATTTAGGTCATGCAACATTACAAATGACAATGGATTTATACACACATGTTATGCCACAGAAAGCAAGTGACGACATTGAAAGAATTGTTAAAAGCAAAAATAAAATTGTTGATTTTGTGAAAAACGTGGTGTAAACGTGGTGTAAATATACGCCACATTCTAATTAAAAACCCAGTGTTTATGCTATTTAGGAGATTAAAAATGTATAATATTTTAGAAACTTATTATGTATACCAGATAACTCCTTATGACCTTAATGAGAGTTATGATAATTACTGTATTTAAGGGATTTTGCGGAGGATAAAATAAAAGTGCTTACTCCATCTATACACCACATAAATCTATATATTTCTATGTATTTCAATGGCAAAATGGTGTAAAAATGGTGTACGGAAAATTTAATGGTGTACGGATAAAGACAATTAAATAAAAGAGCTTTTGCGTGATGTAAATATGAGAAGAACTTGATAATGTTCTTCTCTTTTTTTATGCCAAAATTAAGTTAGAAAGAGAGGTAGTGCGAATGTTTTCGGATGAAATTAGAGAAAAAATCTTAAGCAAAGAAGAATTACAGAAACTTGACTTAGTAACATTATCTCTTGTTATCCACGCAATCGAAGAAGTCTTGGAGGAGGTAGAAGATGATAAACAATCCTTATCAGACAACACCTATGATGAATAATAATTATATGCCTATGCAGAATCCATATGCGGATAGAATGAACTTTTTGCAAAATTATCAACAGAGCTTACAACAACAGCCTATGCAGATAAATCAACAGCCTATTCCACAGCAGGTGTCAGGCATTAACGGAAGAATAGTACAAACAGTTGAAAATATAAACGCTAACGAGGTCCCTATGGATGGCTCAATGGCTTTTTTTCCTAAGCAGGATATGTCGGAGATTTATGTTAAGGGCTGGAATGCTGACGGAACAATTAGAACGATTGTGTATAAGCCTTATACAGCCCCTAAAGATAATCAGACAGTAAATTCTATGCCTGATGCAGAAAATGCTAAATTTACCCTATCAGATGAAAGCACACAGCTATTTCTGAATAAGTTTAAGGAATTGTCAGAGAAAATAGGGCAGTTGGAAGATAGATTTGATAAATCTTTAGGAACGCAAAGAAAAACTTCAAGAACTCAAAGCAAAGGCGGTGATGAAGAATGAACCCAATTAACATTTTTCAGATGATGAAAGCTGGTCCGCAACAGTTCATACAACAGATAATGGGAAATAATCAGATGATGAATAATCCCATAATGAAAAATACTATGCAGATGGCGCAGCAGGGCAATATGCAAGGCATAGAGCAGATGGCTAGAAATTTATGCAAAGAAAAGGGGTTAAATGCAGATGATGTGTTTAATCAGATAAAAAGCAGATTTGGTAATTAGTAGCATATTAGATGTCTTTGCAAACTACCTAGGTGACATCTTTATGAATATATTTTTAGGAGGTAACAATATGTTTTCAAACTCAAATTGTGCCAGCGTACCATTAGTCGCTAATATTGACGGTAACGGCAATAACGGCGGATGGGCTGATGGCGGATGGCTTTGGATAATCGTTGTATTTGCATTACTCTTTGGATGGGGCAATGGCGGATTTGGCGGTTTTGGTGGCAACAATGGCGGTGGCTATGTTGCAACAGCTGCTACACAGGCTGATATTCAGAGAGGATTTGACAATTCCGCAGTTATCAGCAAGTTAGATGGCATTTCTAACGGACTTTGTGACGGCTTCTATGCTATGAACAACAGTATGCTTACTGGCTTTAATGGCATTAACACAAATATCATGCAGACAGGCTATGGCATCCAGCAGGCTATTAACGCTGATACAGTCGCTAATATGCAGAACACAAACGCATTACAGTCACAGCTTGCTAACTGCTGCTGTGAGACAAGAGAAGCCATTCAGGGTGTAAACTACAACATGGCTACTAACACTTGTGCTTTGCAGAACACAATGTGCAACAACACAAGAGATATTATCGACAGCCAGCAGGCAGGAACGAGAGCTATCCTTGATTTCTTAACAAATGATAAGATAGCAACACTTACAGCAGAGAACAACGATTTACGCAGAGCCGCATCACAGGATAGACAGAACGCACTTCTTACAACTCAGATGGCAGCTCAGACACAGCAGATTATCAACTCTGTAAATCCTACGGCTATTCCAGCTTATGTTGTGCCTAATCCTAATGCTTATGCTTATGGCTGTGGTTGCAATACAGGTTGCGGATGCTAAAACTTAATAATTGAGTATCTTAATTGAGTTTAACTCGATTATGTCTGCTATGCAGTATTACTTGCAAACACAAAGGGCAGACTATAATGTTTGCCCTTATTTTTATGAAAGAGAGGTAAAGATAATGGAAATAACAGGAATTGCATTACAAACAGTTGCCGCCGGAGAAGATGTTGCATTTACAGAAACACCAGTATGCGGTAGCAAATGTATAGTCCACAGACAGGGAAGCGGGATTATCAAATTAAGAGGTATTACAAATCAGTGCAAAGCAAGATTTTTAGTATCGTATTCCGGCAACATTCAGATACCTACAGGCGGTACAGTTGGAGCTATTTCACTTGCTATAGCAGTAGACGGAGAGCCTTTACAGTCAACACGAATGATTGTAACACCGGCAGCAGTTGAGAATTTCTTTAATGTATCAGCACAGGCATATGTTGATGTACCTTGTGGCTGTTGCAGTACAGTAGCGGTGCAAAATACATCTACACAGGCTATTGAAGTACAGAATAGTAACTTAATCGCAGTAAGGGAGGCTTGATATTATGCATAAATGGGCTAAACAGATTATGGAATGTGTCAAGGCTAAGGTTGAAGCAATCGGATTAGATAGCTTTGAGGGGCAGAACCTTGACGATTTGAAAGATTTTACAGAAATAGCGAAGAACATAGCTTGTTTTGACAAGGATTACAGAATTGTTGAAGCTATGGAAAAGTCAGAAGATAATGAGGATATTATGCGTATGATTGAGCAGTACGAAGATTATCCAGACAGAAGATACTACGACCACTACCGCTATGCAAATGGCAGATTTGCCCCTAAAGGTAAGGGAACATACCGTAGAGGATATGAAGAGCCGCCTTATATGCATATGTACCCAGAAGCAGAACATATGAGAGATATGGATAGGGATTACGGCAAGATGTACTATACAGAGCCAATGAACGAAAGCGGTTATGACAGGGCAAAGAGAAATTACACAGAGACTAAGGAAATGCATAAGAATAATACACCAGAAGATAAGGAACACAAGATGAAGTCACTTGACAGCTACACTAAGGAACTCGCAAGCGATATCACAGGTATGGTGACTGATATGTCGGCAGAGGAGAAGAACTTACTTAGAACAAAGTTAAGTACTCTTGTATCTAAGATATGATTCTAAAGGCTATGGGTAGCAATATTCATAGCCTGTTTTTGCACATTGATAACTGAATATTGGCTAGTGAAAAAATATTTTAAAATAATGCTTGACAATAAGGTGTGACATAAATATAATAAAGGTGTGACAAGAAAGGAAGTGATGTTTATGTCACCAGCAGGCAGACCTAAAGCTGATAATCCGAAGTCAAGTAGATTTAGTATCAGACTTGATGAAGAAACAGAAAGAAAGCTGAAAATCTATTGTGAACAGCACGATATCACAAAAGGTGAAGCTATCAGAAGAGGAATACATCTGCTTTTAGCTAAAGAAAAAGAGTAGTTGTAACCAAGCACGATAAACAACTACTCTTGCCAATTCCACAGGGAACATAAATATATTACTATGTTTCTAATGGGATTGCAAGCAGACAATATAGAGATTGTAACAAAAAATAAAATACAAATAAAATAACCAAAAGCACGATAAAAAATAGATAGCGATTATACAAAAGATGAAACAATCTCTGTATTACAGCTTTATTCACAGGAGGAAATATTATGACAGCACCAATGAGTTTCAAATCAATTATGATTCCAGAATGGCAATATGACAAAATGGTTAAATCATATGATGAAGCGGTGAATAAAATCCGTGAGCTTGAAGAGGAGTTAGCAAAGTATAAGAAATGCACTAGCTTATAGAGTTATTCCTCTATGATGATTTAACAGCATTCTGGGCATAATAATAATCATCAACAGTTGGAGGAATAAACAATGTTATTAGAAACTATAAGTAATACACAGGATATGAACTACAAGACACCCATTGAGGTTGAATTAGGAATTGATGATAAGGGAATGACAACAGCAAGAAAATTGTATCAGTTTTTAGAACTTGCGCCACAGAATTACTCAAGGTGGGTTAAGTCAAACATTATTGACAATGAATTTGCCGCAGAAAATGAAGATTATTTTTACTCTTCATCAATGAAGAATGAACAAGGGAGAGGCAATTTTGCTGATGATTACAAACTAACAGCACATTTTGCTAAGAAGTTGTCTGTCAAGGGTAACGGAGAAAAAGCGGAACAGGCAAGAGAATATTTTGCAACAGTTGAGGAAAGAGTTAAGCAGAAAGTGATTGACCTTGAACAGCTTGACCCTCAAACAAAGCTGATGAACTTGCTTGTACAGCAAATATCAAGAAATGAGCTTGAACAGAAGCAACTTGCAAAAGAAGTCAGAGAAGTAAAACAGACACAGAATGCTATTGCTGAAACATTCCAAAGAGTAGATGATGTTGAGAACTTCCAGAAATGGGTCAATTCTTGCATTACAAAGATTGCTGAAAGTCCTTACTTTAACAAAGGTGATACCAGAGATAAGAGATATTCGTATGCAAGAAAAGAAAGTTACGAAAGACTAATGCAGAAAAGAAATTGCAGGCTTGATGATAGAGTTCAGAGAGCTGTCGGCAGAGCTTTGGAAGAAAGACCAGACATTAAAAAGTCTGAACTTAAGAAAATCAACAAGCTATATGTAATTGCCAACGATAAAGACCTTAAACCAGCTTATGAGTTGGTAATTAAGGAAATGATGATATGTTATTGTGTAAAGAGTGCATAACAATTAAATACATTAAGCAAACGCCACTAGCCAATATCGGTTAGTGGTTTTTGTTTTATTCAGAAAGGAGCATACAGATGATTTTTAGCATCAATGGCACAATCTGGCAAGTGCAATATAAAAATTCAAATTCGGGCGAATTAAAGCGGTCAGACGGCACAATCAGCTTAGGTGTAACTGATAGAAATACACATACAATTTATCTATCAAATGCCTTGCGTGGATTTATGCAACGCAAAGTGCTGATACACGAAGTATGCCACGCAATCTGTATGTCCTATGATGTGTATTTGCCAATAGGACAGGAAGAGATATTGTGTGATTTTGTAGCAACTTATGGTGATGAAGTATTTGACATTGTTGATATGGTACTTGGGGCAGTTAGGAGAGTGGGATAATGAGTATTGATGAACTATTGGAAATAATTCAAAAGACTAATCCGACTATGACAAAGGAAATATTGATATATGAGCTTAGTCAATGTCGGTATGCAAGTAAAGCATTAATTTATACAGAAAAATGTTGTCAAAAAATTTCGAGGTAACGCATTCAATACGCCCCCAGGTATGGCATTTTATATTCGCAATTTCGATTTTGACAATTTTCAAAATTTGGTTCAGATTTCGTTCAAATCCTACTAAAAAAATTGAAAAAATTTCTCCACAAATTTTATTGCTAAAAATTTTGATACCCCCGTCATATGCAATTTTGAAATTTAAAAATCGGTTACACAGAATTTCAATTTTTGCTCCCGATTTTGTTCAGATTTGCCCTGAAAAATTGATGAAAAACTTTAACAGATTAAAGTGCATTATACAAACTTGACTGACTGCGGTTCGTGCTTATTTTGACCTTGTAGCTTTGTGATTCGACCAGTACGGCGGTTTTATTGTGTTGATGTAGACTTATAAGCCTACAAAGTAAAACAGCCTTAAAGCGCTTTTAAATGCGTTGTATAAAATGGGCATTATATGCCCTTGCAAGTCGTGGAAGCTGTCGCCAGCTCTGGGAACACCAGAACGCACGCCACCCCAACCGGGTACACTTGTACACCTAAAAAGGCACAAAAAGCCTTATATATAAGCATAGCATTATTGTATTAATTTTTCAAGGTACGCAAATAAAAGCATATAAAAATATATGCTTAATGCTTGCGGTTGGAATCGAACCAACCAAACCACAGCAAGCCAAAAAGGGCGCAGATTGTACGCCCTTAATCAAGTTATTAATTGTTAAATTCATAAAATAGACCGCTTTTATTATAACAAGTTGTAAGTCTTTTTAAGCCATAAAAAATATCATAGTTACAATCAAAAACAGCTTGCGAACCCGTGTATATAATTACGCTTCGCCCATTATCCCAAAAAGAAAAATCTGATATTTTATCAAGTTCCAAGATTTCAACCGCCTTTTCTCCATAGATGAATATAAATTTTTCTAAATTTCCGCGGATTTCTCCGGCTGTTAAAGTGTCTAATTTTTCATATATTGTCATATCACAGACCTCCATATTATTAATATTATCCCTTAAAGGGTAAAGCAAGCCGGGGAATCGAACCCCGGAAGCGCCAACCTTGCTAATTATGCTAAGAGCTGCAAAAGCTCCGCGCGTTTAGTCTGTATTAATTCCTTTGCTTTCATAAAATCAACCGCGCCGCCTGTCATATATTCGATATACTTCGCAGCGCTGATATATGCATCAAATTCTGCCTTGTATGCTTCATCAAAAGCATTTTCTAATTCTTTGCTTTCTGGCTGTTCTGTCCATCTGCTTTCTGCTTCATCTGCGACTTTTTCCAGTTGTTCCAACTTCTTAATCTTTTCAAGTAAAATCATCATAATTCATGCCTCCTTATTAATATGTTCAATCTTGAATCTGTCGCGTGTATCTTTCGGAATAACTAAATTAACAAAATCTTCCGCCAAAACTAAGGTATCAAATTGTGCCACAATTTTTTCTTTAGGACTTTCAAATTCACTGAAATATTGTGTTTCTATAACTTGCCAATTCATATTTACCCCTCCTTATAATCTAACCATTAAGCCTAAATCATTGCTGTTTTTGGCTCTAATAATATAAAAATCTTTAACTACATCATTAAAATACTTCTTGGAAGCTGTAAACATCTTGCCGCTTCCCTCATATTCTATACGCTCAATCTTTCCGTTTTTGTGAACCTCGAAAAAATCGCAATGCATTGTGATAAACAACTCTTCAAATCTCATGCTCTTGTACCATTTCGCCGATTGTGATATAATCGGCTTACCTTTCTTTTTTGATTGGTGGCGGTTCGTTCTTGGTAGGAGTGACCGCCTTTTATTTATGCTCTTATTATAAAGCTATCGTTATATAATTACAAGTCGCAAAATGTAACAAATATATAAAGCTATCTATATATTTTTATTGTGCAATATGTATAAAGCTATCTATATATAAATATATAACGCTACTATATAATAAAGTTATCTTTATATTTATATTGACTTTGATATAACGCTACTATATAATAAAGTTATCTTTATAAAAAGGAGTTGGTTTTATGGCAGTATCTAAAGCACAGGCAAGAGCTATAAAAAAATATGATAATAAAGCATATTTCAAAAGCCTTGTAAGATTTAAAAAGGAAGATGAGGAACGAATCAGAGCGGCGGCGGGTGATAGCCTTAATGGCTTTATCGTGGCGGCTGTAATGGAGAAAGTACAGGAGGCAGAAAAAGCGAAAACCTTAAACTGTACAAGCTCCGACGAATGCCCGTTCTAAATAGTTAAAAGAATTTTAAAATATCACTTGACTATATAACGATAGCGTTATATAATAAGGGTACAGATTAAGAAAGGGCAGCCGCAAAGGCTGAAAGGTGGAAAGGATGAAAACAATAAGCATTGACAAGCTCAAAAAAATGAGCTATGAAGATGGAAAAACACTTTTATTAAGTGCTGGATATGTAGCACAGGGGAGCGATGAAAGCCCTTGTTATAGTACAGAAGCTGAAAAGATAATAGATGAGCATTTTTATCTTTTTGATGAAGATGATGAACAAGTGGATTTGATTAATTATACAATTTTGTGTAACCTAAGCGGAGAACCTAACGACGAACAAGAGATTGAAATTGTAAGAGCATATTGGGAAAGAATAGAAGAATAAGAAAGGTTAAAGGTGAAAGCTATGAAGTTAGTAAATGATTTTGACAAAGAGGTTGAATTTGAGAGCTTAGAAGAAGCTAAGGAATATTATTATCCAGAAATGAAGATGACAGAAGAGGATTATACCGGCGACAACTTCGCCGAATATCTTAAGGCGTGGGAAGAATACAAGAAAGGCATCAAGGAAGCCAAGAGCCTCCAGGAGCTGGCGGATGTGTTAAACAGATATTCTAGTGAGTTTGATAATGGCAGCAGCTGGGAAGTAATCGAACAAAAATTTGATTATTTTAACGGTAACGATTGGGAAAAGGTATCTGAAAGCTGGCTTGATGGTGTTAATCTGGACGACTTGAAGGAAGTATTTGAGGATGTTAATAATCACATTAAATGTGTGTACGAAGATGGTAAAGAAGTGTATTACGAAAATGTACATGGCACTTGGGGATTTCCTACAGTGTTCAGATAAATAATAAAGCAAATAAAAAAGAGGGCTTAAAGCCCTCTTTTTTCTACGCCGTGCGTTGTTATTTAAGAAATACAAAATAGCATATTTCAATACATTTTTGTTGCTGTTTATGCTTAACATAATAAACAGATTTTTATATTATGTCAAGTCCAAAAATAAAATTGACTTTATAATATATTTATGCTATATTATTTTAATAATTAAATATATAAGATTTACACCCGATAATATTAATATTTTTATCGGGTTATTTTTATGTTATTAGTATATATAATAATTAATTAGCTGGCACAGGTTCAGCGGAAAGGGGAATATATGGAGAAACTACAGGAGACACCAGACACGCCAGAAGTATTTCAGAATGACATAGAACTTTATTTATCACAATTCTGCCAAGAACACAATATCGAAGATATGACCAAAGAGCCACAAAGCAGATGGAACGCCGCTTTAATGTATATTAATAAATATGTTTTTAGTGATAAAAGCATATTAAAGTTAAATAAGAATATTAATAAAAATAACACTAACTGCATAATGGATAGTAATTTTTATATGTATGATTTAGATAAATTAGAGTATATATTATATATATATTATTATATGTGTTCTATGTATGATAAAGAATGTAGTATATTAGGCTTTAGCTTATTAACTGGAATACATAAAGATACTTTTATGGATTGGGGAGCGAATGAAAGAAAGCTAAGTACAAAGGGCTTCGAATTGGTTCAAAAATTGCGCGATTTTAGAGAAGAAAGTTTATCTAATAAGCTTGCAACCGGCAACAAAAACCCTGTCGGCATCCTTGCAATACTTAACAGACATTATGCGTGGAATCTTCCCGGTGTCAGCAGAGAAAGCACCGCAAAGGTCATTAAAACAGCCGCAGACCTTCCACAGCTCGGACCATCTGGAAACGCTCAAGGCTCTAATGTTCGTCAAATTGCACAACAAGAAATCGTTGTGCAAGATGTACAAGAAATCCCACAAAGCCAGTAAACAAGCGGTTTCTAGCCGTTTGGCTCACGATAACAGCATTTCGCTAAATTAGACTTTAGCGAAGTGATAAAACAGAACATTTGAACGATAAAAGTACAACAAAGCCAGTAAACAAGCGGATTGACAGCGATTGCGTGATAATTATTTATTGCGCAATGGCTCCGCTTTGGCTGATTTCGTTGTGCAAGATATACAAACGCAGGGCGTGGGGGTTATATATGCACGCATTGCGAGCCTAACTAAGTCGCTCAAATATTCTCAAAGATAAAAAGGCTTATTATATATATTTATATATACATAACCAACCAATAATAATTTATTAAACTATATACAATAACCATTATATTTATTAATATATAGTCCTGATAATAACTCATATAATATAATTAATTAAATCTACTGTACAAATCTGATAGATAGGTGTATAATAGATACATCTTAATTATTCACAAGATATTCAATGAATACACACATCAAAACGGCTAATTCAGCCGAGTAAATTCCAAAAAATTTTAAAAAATAAAAAAGAGTTAGGAGTTATAAATGCAGGGCAATGAATACCAAAAATTGGCTATGCGTACTAACGATAAAAAGTCTACAGATAGGCTTCTGAATAAGATTAATAACTTAAAGCTTGGCAATCATTGTGAAGATACGCCAGAGATCGAATTAGGTGGTGTTCTTAATGCTGCATTAGGTTTATCTGGCGAAGTTGGAGAGCTTAACGACATGCTTAAGAAATGGATTTTTCATGAAAAGCAGTTAGATTCTGAACATTTAAAGCGTGAAATCAGCGATGTATGTTGGTACTTAGCTTTAATGTGTGATTCTTTTGAGTTTAACCTTGATGAAATCATGCAGATTAACATTGATAAGCTGAAAGCAAGATACCCAGAGGGATTTGATACTTACAAAACTAATCACAGACAGGCAGGTGATGTTTAATGGGAAATGCTGAAAATAATGGATTTTGCGTTAATTGCATAAATAAATCATTACTATTTAGCGTAGAACCATGTAAAAGCTGTGTTAATAACGGTGGTAAGAAAAATAGCTTCATTCCACTTAAAGATGTCGCACCTAGCGTCAATTAAAAGCCGGTAAATGACAATGTTAATCATCCGAGCCATTATGAGACTGGCAGCTTTGAATGTATAGATGTTATGTTGGAAACACAGGGCAAGGAAGCCGTTAAGAACTTTTGCTTATGCAATGCCTTTAAGTACATTTACAGACATAATAACAAGAATGGCTTAGAGGATATTCAAAAAGCCAAGTGGTACATTGACAAATACATAGAATTGTCAGAATAGCCGTGTCGGTCAATGAAAGTATAATGGCTACAAAGGATAGTACACTGCGGTTTGTGGCGAATATATACCGAGAATAGCCACTTAATGCACCATAGCCAAGTGGTAAGGCACATGATTTTGATTTATGTATGCGTCGGTTCAAATCCGACTGGTGTAGTTTGTCTTACTTTTATCGTAGACTACCATGTTTTGCATTTTAAGGTAGTCCTCCTTTCATGTACTTTCTTGGAGATTCAGTTAAGGGTGGTGCAAGACCACTCGGAAAGGCTTACCTCATACAGAGGTGCGAAAATCAACTTATCAAGGTTCTTCTCAATATCCCCCCAAATATTATTGCATTTTCCCTTGATAGCCGTTACAAGCGGTATTTGCCGATATGGGATAAAGGTATTCCAATAGCTTGCTAAGCTATCCAACAGAAATGTTGTTCGTGTTCGATTCACGATGTCGGCGCTTTGAAAGCACTTTTTAGGTCTGCGTGCGTAATGCTGTTTGCGGACTTATCCTAGGTTAAGAGGTGTGAGTAAGTTGCTATGTGCTGAAATAGGTAGCCAGTATTGCAGTAGATTTATGAGTTGAAATCTGCAACTTAGATAACTCGTCTTAAGTGTCATGTGGAGGTGCAAATCCTCACCATAGCAATAAAACGGATAGTAGTTCAGTTGGGAGTAACGCTTGATTTATTCAAGTAGTCACAGGTTCAAGTCCTGTCTATCCGATTACAACAAACTAGGTTAGCTACCGAAAAGCAGACCTGTGAACTGCCTGTTTGTTGTTTTGTTATTCACAGATTAAGCACAAGCGGAGTGCTATTATCTTTCACAGGAGGTAATTTATGAATTTTAAAGAATTATTTATTGACAAATCAAAGACACTTATTGTAAACACCGATTTAGCACTTGTTTTAGGAGATTTAAACGAAGCAATAGTGCTTAATCAGTTAAATTACTGGATAGAAATTAATAAAAAAGCTGAAAAGAACCTTGTTGATGGTAAATATTGGGTTTACAACTCATACAACGATTGGAGAATTAATAATTTTCCATATTGGAGTGAAAAAACGATACAGAGAACATTCACAAGGCTTGAAAATAAAGGTGTCGTTTTATCTGCCAATTACAATAAATTAGCTATTGATAAAACGAAGTGGTACACAATAGATACTGAAAAATTACAAGAGCTTGTGGATAAATTTAATTCCGATGAGGACAAAATGACAAATCGACAAGACAATATGACAGACCGACAGGACAAAATGACCTGTCGAGAAGGACAAAACGACAGACCATTACCAGAGATTACTACAGAGAATATAGACAGAGATTATACTACAGAGATTAAATATGCTCTTTCAGAATCTAAAGATTCTTCAAGAGGAGATATATATGCTTTTTCAACTGAAAAAGGTGGAAGCAAATCTGATGTGATTAAAAACCTTGCTGTTCAATTTGCTGATTGCGAGCCGTCAGATTGGCGAATAGAGGAGCTAAAGCATATTATTGACTATTTCCTTGAGCAATACAATAAAACTTTAAATATGAGCCATATACGCATTACAGAACAGGCTTTGACAAAGATAGTTATTAATTACTTTGAGCCAGTTGGTAATTATATGAGTGATAATTCTGTTTATGGATTTGATGATTACTACAAAGAGTTAATAGATTATTACTTACAGACAAAATACAAGATTAATGGCAAAGAAGTAACTAAGAGCTTGCAGCATTTCATGTCTGGAATGATAAGAGAAAACTTAGCACAGAAATATTTGAAATAAGGAGTGATTATTATGGCTATGGGCGTACATCCACTAAACAAAGATAAATTCTATGAAGCAATTAACTTATACATATCGGGGCAGGCTTCACAAGTAAAGGCGGCAAAAGTAGCAGGCTGTAGCGTGCCGACATTTAAGAAATATGCTAACAAGATTTATGGCGGCGAAGAATTACCAGATAATTTATGGGGGAAGAATGATGATTAAGAGAATTGTTAATTGTTGGATAAGACACAAGACAAAGAATCTAACAGAAATACCACTTTTCACAATGACATTTGATTATCGTAAATATAAGACACAGGGCAAGAAAGACAGTTGCACAATGCATTGTCACCCAGATATTGTACAAGACGAATTTGTAAAGGGTAAATTACAGGAAGTTGTTGATTATATCAGAGATAACTATGATTTGGATATTTTTACGAAGATTTGAGGTGTAATATGAAAGATTGTTCAATTTGCAAATATTGTGATGAGGATTTTATTTTTGATGAAGAAACAGGAGAAGAATATCCGTTTTATGGATGCCAAAAAGGGAATAATACATCACTTGATTATAAGTGTAAAGACTTTGAACAATACAAACCGAAAAAATATAAAGAGAAAAATACCGAATGCGATATATGTGAATACAGAGAAAAATGTGCAAAATATAGTTCTGGGATAGACTGTACAACCTACAGAGATACAAAAACACATATTATTTATCCGCAAGACAAATGCATTAAAAGGGCAAAAGAACTAGGTGTTGAGATACCTAAAGATATTGAAAACTATTTCAAAGAATATGGGATTGAGGTGTAATATGTGTAAATTTTGCGAGAAAAAATTTCCTGTCATAACACATTATGGCAAATTTAAGATTGATAAGTTGTCAAATACACCTGTAATCACATGCGACTTGAATAAATGTCCGTCCTTTGCGGTGTGTAGCAGTAAAGATATGAATGTTGAAATGGTAATGAAAATAGTTTATTGCCCTATCTGTGGCAGAAAGTTGGTGAAATGATGAATGAAACTATTTTGTATATTTCCAAAGCAGAACAGGACATACGAAGTTTTCTGAAATATCTCCAATCAAAGCTAGAAGCAGAGCAAAGGGAATGTGCCCTAGATGAAGAACACGATATTTTAAAAGTACCAAAATATTACGATATTGTCGGAAAGAGCATTTACGGCAACAGACTTGGGGTAGGCTATGGATATTGCAAATATTATTGCTTTTCAGAAGCATATGATAGAAATAAATACAGCAATGCAGAAAATGAAAAACTTAAAGATATTCTTATGCACACAAGACAAGGTGCGGAGAGAATAACAGGGCTTGATGTTCTGTATATGTTAGGATTGGTTTGAAAGTTGGCGGAAGAATGAAACATCAAAAAGAATGGCACACTTGCGACAGGTGCGGTGTGGAAATCGAGTACAACTATAGTGCTATTGTGGATATTGAAGTAGAAAAGCAATCATACAGCCTTGGTATCTGTGGAGCTATTTATAAGAGAAAAACGCAAAGAGAAAGAAATAGTTTTGATTTATGCCCTGAGTGCAGGAAAGATTTTGAGAGGTTTATGAGGAATGAATAATATTAATAATCCTTTATCCAAGTATCAATCGCCACCCAAAGAAACAATGATAAATTTTGGTATAGATATTTCAAGAGAAGCTGTAGAAAGATACGCTTTGAAAAAGTTCGGTAGACTGCCACAAAGCCACATTGAAATGACTTCTGCTAGAGACTCTAAGATAATTGAGGAGACAAGGAGATTTATGAGTAATGAAAATATCAGAAATGAATAACTGCATTGAGAAAATGCGGGAGTGTTACAAGTTTGATGATGATAAAACAGAAATACGGATTGGGGATATGATGAGTGGAAGTAGCAGATATGTAACTGTCGGTGCAAGGGATGAAAACGGAACACAGATTGAAATGACAAGATATGCGGATGAACTGAACAAGGAGTGAGATTATATGTTAATAGTTGCATTGCAAGACGATATAGATAACTTATACGCCATATGGAATACAACCACAGACCGATTTTTAGGGGTTAATCTTGGAAAGTATGAAGCCGTCGGCATTATTATGGATTACAAGGGAGATTACACCTTTGAAAAGGCATTAGAGAGAGTAGAACACCCACAGCCATTTAAAGATATTGCTAAGTGTTTATGTGAAGAACTTAATCGCGATGATGACAAAGTTGAAAATGCAATCAAATACTTGAAAGAAATATCGTGGGAAATAGGAACTACTGGTGTTGAGTATCTTTCAGAGAGAGACGGACAAAAAATGAGAGAGTACATAAATGTACTTGAAAGCAGGATTGATGAATTAGAACGATAATTGCTGATTATCAGCGGAAAGGAATTGTTATGAAGAAGAAAATTTTAGCAGTTGTGTTAGGACTGACATTGTGTTTAGGAATGACCGGATGTGCGTCATGGGACAGAATGGTAACAGATATGAAAAGTGATGTAAATGGAGGTATGCAAAGAACAATTACTGTATACACGGCAGATGGTAAAGAACTTGCAACATATGAGGGAAAGATTGATATTGATACAAATGATGGCGGATATGTTAAGTTTGATTTCAACGGAAAGAGATACATCTATTATAACTGCTTTGTAGAAAGCATTGCAGATATTGATTAAGTGATTTTACCGGCTACAGATTGATTGTAGTTGCTGACCTTAGAAAGATAAAGGTTGATAAAACATAGAAAAGGAGACAGAGAACATGAAGAAGTTATTTGTAAGTGTGCCGATGAAAGGCAGAACAGAGGAAGAAATCAAAGCAAGTATTCAGAAGATGAAAAAGATTGCTGAAATATACGAGGGTGAGGAATTAGAACTTATCGACAGCTACATTGAGGATGACCCACCTAAAGACAGCAAAGAAGCTGTATGGTATTTAGGCGAAAGCCTTAAGAAGCTGGCGCAGGCTGATGTGTTCATAGGAATTGCGGAGAACTATGATTGGAGTGGCTGCTGCATTGAAAGGGAAACAGCAGAAAGATATGGCATTAAAGCATATATGATTCCAGCAAGATATGTAATTGATGATTATAATGCACTTGTGCAGAAATTACATCCGGCTGTCCGTGACGTATTATTCTAACAAAATTTTACCGGCTAACAAATAGAGTTAGCCGCTACCCTAAAACAGTTATAGGCAGAGGTCTATAAGCACCTTTGCTGAAAAGTGGAGGTGCTTTTCTTATGGCTAGTCAGAGCCTTATTTCTACAATCAATGGATATGAAAATTACATAGAGAGAAATGGAATAGATGAACAGGTAATTGATGCCTATGTAGACGCTTGCAGTGTAGCCATAAACGGCGAGAAAGATATTGAGTATGGACTACAACTTACTAAGAGGGCAAAAGAGCTTATAGAGGGCTTCTGCATGACTAAAACAGGCGGTACAATTTGGAATTTAGAAAAGTATGCGTTTGCAAATAAAACGGAATATGAGCTGATTAATTGGTTTTACGATATTTTACTGATTGAAGCGCAAAACAAGGTTGTTGACAGTTTTTTTAGATACATAGAAAAGAAACGTGAACCTAAAGAAAGATTCTATATGCCGAGAAGAAAACAGTTTATCAAAATAGGCTTAATAGAAGCATTACAAGGCATGATTGATGATAAATATGATATTTTATGTATTTCTCTCCCACCCGGAACAGGAAAAACCACAATCGAAAAGTTTTTCCATTCTGCGGTTATAGGTTGGTACTCAAACGGATATAACCTTTTTTATTCACACAGCGGAGACATTACACGAATGTATTATGATGGAGTATACGATATTGTCACAAACGCTGACGAGTATACATGGGGAGAAGTGTTCCCTGGACTTGAAGTAACAAGTACAAATGCAAAACTTGAACAGTTTAACGTAGGGAAATATAAGCCATTTCAATCTGTACAATGTACATCTGTCGGCAGTAAAAATGCTGGTAAAGTCAGAGCCAATAAATTTCTGCTAGTTGATGATATGATAGGCGGCATTGAAGAAGCACTAAACCCAACCTATCTTGATAAATTGTGGGATAAATATGCAGTAGATGCACGACAAAGAAAGATACCGGACGAGGATGGAAACCCATGTAAAGAAATACATATTGCTACAAGGTGGAGCGTTAGAGACGTAATAGGACGTATTATACAAGCTTATGAGGGAAACAAACGAGTTAAAGTAATATCCGTACCTGATGTAGACCCAGTAACAGGAGAAAGTAATTTTGACTTTGAATTTGGTGGCTATACAGTAAAGGATTTTGAAGATATTCAGCTGCTTATGGATGAAATCTCATATCGCTGTCTGTATAAACAAGACCCTATAGAACGTGAGGGCTTATTATTCCCGGACGATAAAATCCGCAGATACCTTAATCTGCCACACGGAGAACCAGAAATTATCACAGCTCAATGCGATACTAAGGGCAAAGGTACGGATTACTTTGTACTACCGGTATTACAGAAATACGGAGAAGATTATTACTGCATTGATTGTGTATGCGATAACACAGCGGATTATGAAGAACAATACAGAAATGCCGCAGCAGTACTTGTGAATAATAAAGTACAAGAGTGTGAATTTGAACGTAATGCTGGCGGTGATAGAGTGGCTATGGAAGTTAATAAGCGTGTTGAGAGTGTAGGTTGGATATGTAACATTACTGATACACCGACCGAAACGAATAAGGAAGCAAGGATATTCCAATGTTCTAACTGGATATTACAACATATTATTTTTAAAGACGCATCACTTTATAAGCCTAATGAGCCATACGGAGTGATGATGTCACTGTTAAAGCAATATTCGGTATCAGGCAAAAAACAATTAGATGATGTTCCAGATGTTTTCTCAAACTTTGCACTAAGAATGACACAAGGTAATAGAACAGCTAAAGTTGAAGCTGCTATAAATCCATTTAGGAGGTATTAATTTATTATGACAACTAAGGACTATCTTAATCAAATAAGTTATTACAACAAGATAATTGATAATAAATTGATAGAAATAACACAGTATAAAGAATTATCATACAGCATTTCAGCGGTTGTTAATGAAGAAAGGGTCATGTCATCATCAGATCCGGACAAAACAGGCTGTGGATATGTCAGACTTGAACAAATGGAAGAAAGCCTTGACAAGCTTATAGACAAATACATTGATGTAAAAAATAAAATAATAGAGCAGATAGAACAGATAAACAATGAAGATTATTATACAGTATTGTTTCTAAGATATGTCAGAAAATTCACGTTTGAAAAAATTGCAAATGAAACAGGCTGGTGCTGGCGACAAGTACATAGAATACATGCTAAAGCACTACAAGCCTTTGAAGACAAATATGGAAGTGAATATTTGTAAAAGATGTCATAGAATGTCACATTGCCGGCGTGGTATAGTATATCTGTAAGAAGTCACAAAGATGTTTCTTCATAAACACATCCTTATCGGAAGCACCGTTGCTTAATTGCGGCGGTGCTTTTGTTATGCAATGAGGTAGAGATATGAATTTTTATATGAATAAAGATAAATCAATAATGTGTCCGAACTGCCACAAGTTCTTAACTAAGGCAGACAGCAAAGATCCACGAACACATAAGTTAGCGTGCAAGCATTGCCACAAATGGATTTGGTATGTGCCTAACGATGATGATAATTTTCAAATTAAGGAAATACCACAAAGCAGAAGTTCAAGCGGTATGACATTTTATTAGGAGCAAGATATGAACACAATGTATTTTCAAGACCTTGTTAGAGGTTGTTATGGTAGAAAAATCGCATATACGAATGTAGGTACAATAACTGCTAACAATGTTGTTAAGGTTATTGGAAGTACTATAGGTGTATTTAATTGGAATAAGCCAGTTATTAAGTATCTGTGGAATTACTACAAGGGCGACCAACCTGTTTTATACAGAACCAAGCTGTCTAATGAAGATATAATTAATAAAATTGTCGAGAACCACGCTTATGAATGGGTTCAATTCAAGGTAGGACAAAGCTATGGCGAGCCAATCCAGTTTATTAGCCGCAAAGATGATGAAACTATCAATAAAGCGGTTGATAAACTTAATGATTTTATGACAGATGCCAATAAGCAAGAAAAAGATATTAAAGCTGGAGAGTGGCAGTCGGCAACAGGAACATCTTTTAAAGCAGTCCAACCTAAAAAAGGAGATGTACCATTCAGAATTGTAGCACCTACGCCCCTTAATACTTATGCTATTTATAATGAGAGTACTGAAGAACAGATACTTGTTGTGCAGGAACTTAAAGACGAAGATGGAAACTGGTATAAGATGGCATTTTCAGACACTATGTCTTTCAGAATTGTTGACAGCAAAGTAGTTGAAGCAAAACTACATACATATGGCGAAATCCCTATTGTAGAATTTCCGAATAATCACGAAAGACTTTCTGACATTGAACTTATTATAGGTATGCTTGATGCAACCAATAATATGCAGTCCAACAGAATGGATAGCATACAGCAATTTGTTGAATATTGGGTTAAGTTCGTGAATTGCGAAGTGGACGAAGAGACTTTTAAGAAAATGAAAGAAAATCATGCGTTAGTTGTTAAGTCAATGAATAAAGATAACAAGTCTGATGTTGATATTATGACACAAGAGCTTAATCAAACGCAAAGCCAAGTGGCTAAAGAGGATTTTATAGACAATGCTTTATCTATATTAGCTATTCCAAACAAACAAGGCAATACAGGTGGAGACACGCAGGGAGCAGTTGAGCTTAGAAATGGGTGGGATTTCTCAAAATCAAGAGCAAAATTAAAAGACCCTCTTATCAAATCATGTGAAAAGCGTCTGGCTGTAGTGGTTCTTAACATCTTGAGACTTGCAGGAGAAGACTTAAAACTATCGGTTAGAGATTTTGATGTGCAGATAAATCACAGTCCACAGGATAATATGTATACCAAGGCGCAGACGCTTACAGTGTTGCTTCAAAGCGGCATACACCCACTTATAGCAATTAAGACAGTTGGTTTATGGGGAGATGCAGAAAAGACATTCCTTTTATCAAAACCATATCTTGATAATATATACAAGACTATTGATGATGTGGAAGCACAAGAACAAAAAGCACAAGAGATAGTTAATCAATTTAATAATAATCAGCAAAATAAGGCAGTTATCGAATAATCGGTAGCTGCTTTTATTTTATACATTTTGCAGCTATGCGGTAAATAGCAGAAAAACACAGCAGGAGCGACCTGCGGTAACAAAAGCGTGTGTTTAACGGAGGTAATTATGACAAGAGAAGATGTATTAAAACTTTTCCCAGAGGCAACAGATGAACAGATTACAAATCTTCTTAATCAGAACAATTCAGAAGTTGCTACGGAGAAAAACAAGGCAAAGCAGTACAAGGCTAAGGCTGACACAGCAGACGACTTACAGAAACAGCTTGATGATTTACAGGCTGGCAATCTGACAGAGCTTGAAAAGGCAAATAAAGCCTTAGAGACAGCCAATCAGCAGATAGCAGACTTACAGAAAAATAATGCTATCAGAGATTTGCGCGAAAAGGCTATGACTGATTTTAAAGTCACAGCAGAACAGGCAAAGGCAATCATAAAAGAGGATGGCAGCTTTGATACAGCAGAACTTGGCAAGATTATGTCCGAAAAAGAAACAGCTGCGGCACAGGCTAAGGAACAGGAGATTGCAAAACATCAGGATATTCCGGGCGGTGGCAGTAATAAAGGCGGTGCAGACAATAAGACAAATGCGGAAAAAATAGCAGAAAGCCTTATATCTAATGAACCTAAGAACAATGACGTTTTATCACACTACATTCAGTAATAACAGGAGGTAAGAAATGGCAAAGGAAATGAATATGCAGTATGAAAAGACTTCATACGCAGGAGATGTTCAGATTTTAAAGAGAGAGCCTAATGAAGCAATCCCATTAACACTTGATTTTGATGGTGTAACAGCTACAAACGCACAGGGCAAGAAGATTGTCAAAGCGGGTACACCAATCGGAGCAAATGGCAAGGCTGACAACACAGCTACAGTAGTGGGTATTTTAAGGTTTGATGTAACAGAGGACAGACCGCAGGGCGTACTGCTCAAGAAAGCATATCTTAACACAAAGGTAGCGGAAGCACATTCCGGCGTTACATATGACGCAACAGTTAAGACAGCTCTTCCAATGATTGTATTTGAATAATAACAGGAGGTAAACAGATGTTAATCAATGAAGTATTAGACAGCAAGTCTATCGCATTATCAGCAACAGAAAACGCTAGTAATCAGATACCTTATCTCGGTTTACAGTGGTTTCCCGAAAGAAAGAAACAGGGACTTGATTTAAGCTGGATTAAGACACATAAAGGACTTCCAGTATCACTTGCACCATCCAACTTTGACACAATCCCAACACTTAGGGCTAGAGAGGGACTAAGCAAAGAAAAAACACAGATGGCATTTTTCCGTGAGGGAATGACAGTTGGCGAAGAGGAAATGCTTGAAATTGAGCGTATTCAATCAGCAGACGACCCTTACCTTGCAAGTGCTTTATCAAGCGTATATGACGATACAAATAACCTTGTAAGCGGTGCAGAAGTTGTACCAGAAAGAATGAGAATGTCACTTCTTTCTACAAATGCAGGTCATCCGGTAATTGCTATTGTAAGTGATGGCGTTCAGTATGCTTACGATTATGACAAGGATGGTTCATACGCAATAGACCATTACGCAAAGTTATCTGGCACAAGTATGTGGAGCGATACAGCTAATTCAAAGCCACTTACAGACCTTAACAATGCAAGAAAGAAGTTACAGAAGCAGGGCAAGATTGCCAGATATGTACTTATGAACAGCAATACATTCCAGTATCTGCTTGACAATGCACAGATAAGAAACTCAATCCTTGCACAGAACCTTACAGCAACCATTGAGGTTGACGATGATACTGTTATTTCAGTAGTGCAGAAGAGAACAAAGCTCACTATCGTGCTTTACGATAAGATGTACATTGATGATGATGGCAAGGAACAGTACTTCTACCCAGATAACAAGGTTACACTTCTTCCAGAAGGTAGTCTTGGTAATACTTGGTTCGGAACTACGCCGGAAGAAAGAACAGCAAGACAGGTAGCTGATGTAGATGTAACAGTATACGGTACAGGTATTACAGTTGCTACAAAGACAGAGTACGGACCACCTATGAAGATGTCAACATTTGCTTCCGAAGTTGTACTTCCATCATATGAAAATATGGATAGCACATTCGTATATGAGGTTCATAGCGAAGAGTAGGAGGTACAACTATGAAATATCCATATATAGTGATTCATAACGGAAAATGGTATAACGCAGGCGAAGAAGTTCCCGAAGAGGGGGCTTTTTTAGGTTATAGCAAGACAACCATTAATCGAATGTCTACATCTGATTTGCAGGCTTTTGCCGCAGAACAAGGTATAAGCAACGCAGAAGAACTTACAGGAGCAGAGTTAAAGAAGCTGTTAATTGAGAAATTAGGATTATAGGAGCTGAAATTATGGAATACACCACATTAGAACAAGTTAAAATCAGACTTAAACAATTTCATATTGATACAGTCACAAATGATGATGAAACAACATCTGATGTGGTCGTGTTCGATAGCAAAGAAGATAATCCGATAATCGAACAGCTTATTAAACAAGCTACAGAAGATGTAAAAGCAAGAAGAAATTACCCTGACAGCTACACAGACGAAATGATAACCGAGGACTTAAAGGAGTTTGAGAGTGTTATCGTTAATCTGGCTGTCTACGACCATTCACAGGCAGGCGAAAACTTTATGTCCACCTTAAGTGAGGGCGGTGTCAACAGAACTTGGAGAGATAGAGACAGTTTATTTGTTGGGGTATTTCCTTTTGCTAAGGTTTTATAGAAGATTGTGCGTTACCAATATGGTAGCAGGCGGCACACATTAAGGGTGGTGGGCGGTGTGCCATTATTAATTATGAAAGGCGGTATATCAATGCCAATAGCAGTAATTATAAGCATTATTTCAGTTGCTTTTTCCGTCTTTTTCGGACTGTTTACGTTGGGATTTAATCTTAAGAACAACAAAAAGTCTGACAATGCAGAACTTACAGAGCGTGTAAAAGAAAATACACGCATAAATATGAAACTTGACACAATATCAAGCAACACAACAGAGATAAAGAATGAAGTTACAGAAATGAGAAAAGAACTTAATTCTCACGATAACAGGATTATTAAGGTTGAGGAAAGTGTAAAGTCGGCACACCACCGAATAGACGGATTGGAAGCACGACTTAATGAAGATAAGGAGGTATAGCAGAATGGATATAACATCGGTAACAACAGTTGTAGCAATCGTTGTAATTACATATCTGATAGGCTTAGGAGTTAAAGCAATCCCACACATTAAGGATAATTACATTCCTATAATCGTAGGCGTTGCAGGCGGTATCTTAGGCATTATAGGTATGTATGTAATACCGGACTTTCCGGCAAATGACATTCTTAATGCAATCGCAGTAGGAATTGTGTCCGGATTATCAAGTACAGGCGTTAATCAGATTTATAAGCAGGTAAAGAACAATGCTTGACATTAATAAGCAGGCTATGAAGTATTCACTTCAAGGGCAGACAGTAACTATTTATGAAAGAGATGATGATGGCAATATCCTTTATGAGGGATATACCGACACAGAGGGCAACTTCATTCCTTATCTTGATGATGAGGGAAATAAGATACCTAAAGTTCTTGAAGAAAAAACAGGCTTTTCAGAGCCAGTTGACTTCAAAGCAAACATAGCTTTCAGCGGTGGAGAAGCACAAAGCAAGGAATACGGCTTTGATACCGCTGATTTTGACGCTATTTTGCTGACAGATAGGAATGTGTTGCCTATTCAAAAAGGCGACCTTATCTGGCTTGATAGCAAGCCTACATACACATCTGATGGACTTGTTGATGAAACATCAGCAGACTTTACGATTGTAGGCATTAAGCCAGCATTATATTCAACTAAGTATATGCTTAAAGCAGTTGTAAAGTAGGTGCATCTATGGCAAGACATACAATTAATATATCCTTGTCTGAAAAGTCCGTAAATGAAGCTATCAGACAGCTACAACAGTATAAGAATTGGCTTATAAAAAAGACTTCACAGCTTGTCAAAGAACTTGCAGAAGTTGGAATACCTGTTATAGATGAAAATATGGCAAAAGCAAGTTATACATATGATGAAAAAGGTGTTCGTAGCGGCTCAGATACAAGCCATCACAGTTATGTTGAAATGAAATCCGCAGGAGAATATGTTGAAGCAAAATTAATTGTAGAAGGCAAAGAACTTATGTTTATAGAGTTCGGAGCTGGTGTATTCTACAATGGAGCGGCTGGAAGTAGCCCACATGACAAAGGCGTTGTTAATGGTATGGTTATAGGCTCATACGGCGAACATCACGGCGTACAAAAAGTGTGGGGTTACTATGACGATGACGGAACCTTAGTTCTTACACACGGCGTAGAAGCACAAATGCCTGTTTATAAGGCTGATATGGAAATCATACAGAAATATGTTGAGGTAGCAAGGAAGGTGTTTAGTTAATGGCAAATGCAAACGATTGGGCGATAGACCTTGAAAACACAGTCACAGCACTTGTCAAGTCTACAACCCTAACACAGCTTAAAAAAAAATATCCAAAGATAGTCATAACAAATGAGGGAGAAAACAGCGGTCAAGCAGCATTTCCAACAGTATATATTCATTTACTACCAGCAGTTGAACAAGGACAAACGCTTGATGGACAGACGGTTAACGCATTGTTAGCAACATTTCAAGTAGATGTTACAACTAACACAAGCAAATCTGATTGTCGCAAGGTTATGGCGATAATTACAGATACATTTAAGACAATGAGATTTCAAGGCACATCAATGCCAGAGTTCTCAATCAGTAACAAAGTACATAAGAGTACTGCTAGATTCAGAAGAATGATAGCGGCAAATGACAGATTAATGTAACAAAGAGCAGAAATGCTCTTATTTTTTTGCAAATTTTTAGGAGGTAGACAAGGCAATGGCAAGTACAAGTTATAAAGCTAGGGTTATCTACAAGGAACATAGCGAAGATGGTTTTGCAGGCTCATACAAGTTAATGGTTGCGGCTAAGTCGATTTCAGCACCAGTATCAGCACCTAACACAGTTGAAAGTACAACATTTGAAGATAATTCACAGACATTCTTAATGGGTATCAAAACATCTGACGCTAAGACTTACACAGGAAACCTTGAAAAGGCTTATTTGCAGGACTTAATCAAAGCAGAGGGTAAGCAGTTAGATATTATTCAGTTATATGGCTCTGACGGATTAGGTGCGGTTGCTAAGTACGCATTTGTCGGACAGGTAACAGCAACACCTAATGATGTTTCTGGTACTGATTCAGTACTTGAAATGACAGTAACAGCAGTTCCTAACACTTCACCTATCGAATGCACAGACAAGCTTCAAGTTGTCGAAGGTACTGGTGGCACATTCACAGTAACAAAGGTGGGGGAATGATAAGCCAATCGACTAAATCAAAGGCTGTGTCGATTGGTGGCACAAACGCCAAAACAGCCGACTACACATCATATCTTGATGATGTAACAGAATAATTAATTTAAAAGGTAGGTGCGGTGTAAAATCCGCACCTTTCCCTATATGGACGATAGGGCGGGAAAGGGTAAAAATTATGATGAATATTAATGTAAATGGAAAAGAATACAAAGTTGAATTTTCTTTTGGTGCGGCAGAGTGTAAAGAGATAGTGCAGAAAATGTTTTCTGTTGTTAATGGTTCTTACTTACTTGCACAGACAGATAAGAGTGTTGCACAGGCTTCCTTTGATGGATTGGCAAATATGACAGCAGATGTGCCAGAAATTTGCATTTTAGCCATTTATGCAGGCTGTATTGATAATAACCCTGTAACTATGGATGAAGCAAAGGAACTCACTAGAGCATATATTACAGAGAAGAGAAAGACAGATAAAAGTTACGGATATAGAACATTATTTGAAGAAATCAAGAAAGCGATGGAAGATGATGGTTTTTTCGAGCTGTCGGGAATAACAGCGATGTTAGAGGAAATGGCGAACAATGTGGAAGAAGCAACACAGGAGCAGAAGAATCTGACAGTAGTTCCACAAGACCACAAGAAAAAGCAGACTTCCACAAAATAATCTGGGAAGAATACTTTGTTTTAGCCAGTTCACTAGGCGTTAGTTATTCAGACTTTCTAAAAATGACACCTACAAAATTATTACTATATGCAAAAGGTAAAAAGATTGATAGACAAAATCGCGATTCAGAAATGTATAACTGGTTTTTTGTCTATGCAATACCGGCTATTTCTTGCGGCATTGGTGCGGCATTTAGTAAAGATACACACATTGAATATCCGAAGCAGGCTATTTTATCAGAAAAAACGGAAGAAAGCGAAGAAGATACCTACGATAAAGAGTTACAGCGAATGTTACTCAATGAACAGAAATGGGCGGCACGAGCTGAAAAGAAAGGATTACCGCCAACAATCCTATAAAAAGGGGGGTAAAGCGTGGAATTAGACAGTTTAGAGGTTAAAATTACTGGTACTGCCACTAAAGCTATCAATTCTGTTGATAAACTGATAAATCAGCTTACAAGGCTGTCAACATCACTTGCGACTGTGAATGGTTCATCATTAAGCGGTCTTGCGAGTGGTGTTAGTCAGTTAGGTTCTGCTATGCAGAATATGAACGCAGGAACAGCAGATTTTACAAGGCTTGCCAAGAATATCACAAAGATAGGTTCTGTTGATTCAGTTGCACTAACTAACACAGCTACATCACTTCAAGCTGTCACAAAGGCAGTTGCAAGCATATCAGCTATTCCGCAAAATGCAACACAAGTCACAGAACTTGCAAAGTCACTTGGTAAGCTAGGCAGTAAGAGTATTGAAAACGCCGTTGTAAACATTCCAAAGCTAGGTAATGCTTTAAATGGCTTAATGACAACGCTATCAAGAGCACCAACAGTAAGCCAGAATGTTATTCAAATGACTAACGCATTGGCTAATCTTGCTAGTCAAGGTAGCAAGGTGGGTACTTCTTCAAACTCACTTCAAAAGTCGCTGTATGGCGTTTCTACAAGCACTAGGACAGCAACTAAAAGCAGTTGGAACTTGGCAAGTGCAATAGGCAAGTTTTATGCCACTTATTTTATGGTAATTCGTGGCAGTAAGAAACTTATAGAAGCCATCAAGTCAACAACAGATTACATTGAGGCGTTCAACTATCAAGCGGTTGCATTTGGCAAGATTGGCTCGGAATGGGATAAAGATTACGAAAAGTACGGCTATGATAACGCAACAGCATATGCAGAAAGTTTTCAAAGTAGAGTAAATGATACTCTTGGAAAACTATCAGGCTTAAAAGTCAATGTTCAAGGCGGTTTGCTTGAAGAAAGTGGAGCAAAGAACTTAGGACTTAACATACAAGAGATAACACAGTACGCTTCACAGTTAGCCTCTGTCACTAACTCACTAGGACAGACGGGTGAAGCAACAACAGCAATAACAAAGTCAATGACAATGCTTGCGGGCGATATAAGCTCACTTTTTAATGTGGACTATTCAACAGTAGCACAGAACTTACAAAGCGGCTTAATCGGGCAGTCAAGGGCATTGTATAAATATGGTATTGATATTACTAATGCTACATTAGCGACGTATGCCTATAACTTAGGCATTTCTAAGTCTGTATCAGAAATGACACAGATGGAAAAACAGCAGTTAAGAGTGTTAGCAATATTAGACCAATCAAAAGTATCTTGGGGCGATTTAGCTAATAGACGGAAGAAAGTTAATGACATAGCTTATCTTCCAAGTGTTGCATAAGAATAGAAATATCTTATGGCAATCGGGCAAAATCGGTAAAGGCTAAAGTTTTCAAAACGAGCAATTTATGGTATAATATAAGTATGAATAAAACTTATATTATATACAAAGTAACTAATAAAATCAATGGTAAAATATACATTGGAAAGACTTATAATCTTGAAAAAAGAAAGAAACAGCACATTGACGATATAAACAATGGCTTACCTTTTCACAATGCATTAAAGAAGTATGGTATTGATAACTTTGAATGGGAAATAGTTGATAAAGCAGATAGTGATTCTGAAATCAGAGAAAAAGAAATACAATGGATTAAGAAGTGCAATTCTTGTATATCATTCCCAAACTCAAACGGATACAATATCACACTTGGCGGCGAGGGTGGAACATCTTGGAATTCAAAGCCAGTTCTTCAATATGACCTTAATGGGAATTATATTGACGAGTATATAAGCTCATCACACGCAAGTGTTGTAACAGGTTTACAAAGACATGACATATCCGATTGTGCAAAAGGCATAGTAAGCCGTTCGGGTGAATATATGTGGCGCTATAAAGTTGGTGAAAATATCCCTAAAAAGATTGCTTCTTATTCAAAGAAAGCAAGTGTAAGGAAGCACGCTGTAATGCAACTTGATAAAGAGGGGTTTGTTCTTAACATTTTTGATTCATTAACACAAGCAAGTCAAGAAACATCAACATCAAGAACAAGCATATCTTTTTGCCTAAGCGGCAAATATGGAACGGCAAACAATTATGTATGGATATATGCTGATGAATACAATCCAAACAAAGATTATAAGTATAATGGTATAAGAGAGGGAAAGGGCATTTACCAACTTGATAATGATAGAAAAATCGTGAATCACTTCAATAATTGCACGGAAGCGGCTAGATATATGAATGAACCCGACGAAGTACATAAACAGATTCACAAGGCTATCAAGACAGGAAATAAATGCAGAGGATTTTATTGGATTAAAGTTGAAAATTATGCTAATACCGAGATAACTCAATAGATTACGAACAGGCTATTGAGTATCGTAACGAGTAGGAATTGAATAAATATAATATTCCCAAGAGTGTCCGACACTACTGCATATAGGGCAGTATGAGGTGGAAGTGGCTACCACCAAACCAAACGCAAAAACGTGGGTGATAATGTACTCTGAACTTATAGGAAACTATAAGAAGTATAGGATAAAGAGCCTATACGATAACAAATTTGACAATCAACTCCCCAAGTAATATGTTACGCCAGTTCTCTAACAATATGAAAGAGGTAGGAATGGTAGCAGGACAGCTATTTATCCCAATTCTTTCAAAGGTTATGCCAGTAGTAAACGGAGTAACTATTGCAATCAAAAGATTATTAGTCAATCTTGCTTCTTTAATAGGCGTTAAGATTGACTTTGAGAGTTTTGGACAAAGTGGCTATAAAGACACATCAGACGGCTTAGAAGATATTTCAGATGGCTACCAAGATGTAGCTGATTCAGCTAAGAAAGCTACATTATCCCTTATGGGATTTGATGAAATAAATAAATTACAGGACGATACAAGCTCAAGCAAAGGCTCAAGCGGCGGTGGCGGTAGCACTATTGATTTGACAGATGATATCGCTAAGGCGGCGGCTGATTATGAAGCGGCATGGAATAAAGCATTTGCCAATATGGAAAATTCAGCAGTTGCTTGGGCTGATAAGATAGAGAAAGCACTTGAACCTGTTAGGAAGATATTTAAAGATTTTGCAATCGGGGATTTCTATGCAGCAGGACAAGATACATCTAACCTTGTGGCAGGAATTTTTAATTGGTTTGCAAAGGCTATAGATGATGTTCCTTGGTATACAATTGGACATAATATAGGAGAGTATTTAGCTGGACTTAATTGGCTTGAAATATTTTCAAGCCTTGGCAATGTGTTATGGCAAGCCATTAAAGCAGCTATCGAATTATGGAGTGGTTCATTTACGGCAGCACCAATCGAAACAACCTTAATAACGGCTATAGCAGCATTAAAATTTACAGGCTTAGGAAGTGTTTTGAAAAAGAAACTTGTTACAGTAATAGGGACAAGTATTAAAGGTGCTTTAAAATCATTCGGAACAGGTAGTATAATATCAGGAATAGGTGGATTACTTACAACAGATATAGGCACTATTATAGGAGCAGGAACAGCAACAGAAATAGGCTTAACTATAGGTGCTGGAATAGTAGGTGGAATAGTAGCTGCTATTGCTGGATTTAATTTAGGCAATTGGCTCAATGAAAAATTAACAGGTGAGAAAATAGATATGTCAATGTTCGACCAATTAGCATATCTTATAAAAGCACCATTTGAAGATTTACCTAGCTTTATTGACGGAGTGATAGAAACTATCACATTCGGGCATAAAGATGATATAGCAAATTGGTGGACTGTAAGTGTTGCACCGTGGTTTACTAAGGAAAAATGGGGAGAACTGGGAGACAATATAAAAACATCTTTAAGTGAAAAATGGAACAGTTTTTCAGATTGGTGGAGCAATACAGCTATTGTTAGCTGGTGGAATAATAATGTTGCACCGTGGTTTGAAAAAGATACATGGGTTGACGCTGTTGACGGAATGAAATTAGGAATACAAGAAAAATGGGATTCAATCGTTGGTTGGTGGAACAGTCTTGCAATTGTTTCTTGGTGGAGCAATGATGTGAAACCGTGGTTTACTAAGGAAAAATGGGAAAACTTAGCTGACGGAATTAAAAAAGGTATTCAAGGGAAGTGGGATGATGTTGTAGATTGGTGGGATAGCAAACCAGCACTCCAACGCATTTCTGTGGCTATCGAAGATTTTAAAACTAAGATACAGAACGCTTGGAACAGCTTTAAGCAGTGGTGGAATGATTTAGGACTTGAATTTCCACACATTGATACACCACACTTTAAGATTGACGGAGAATTTAGTCTTGCACCACCTAGAGTGCCAAAAGTCAGTATTGATTGGTATGCAAACGGCGGATTCCCAGGCAAAGGACAATTGTTTGTCGCAAACGAAGTTGGACCCGAAATGGTTGGTACTATGGACGGAAGAACAGCAGTAGCCAATCAGCAGGAAATCACAACAGGTATTGCCAACGCAGTTTATCCAGCGGTTTACAATGCAGTTGTAGCGGCTATGTCAGAAGCTAACAACAATGTAAACATAACATTACAAGGTGATGCTGATAAATTGTTTACAATGGTACAGGATAAAGCTAATAACTACACTAATATGACAGGGCAAGCGGCTTTTCCATATTGATAAGATTTGCGTATTGTGTTATTCTTTTGCTATAAAATAAAAGCAAAGGGGTAACACAATATGGCAGAAAAGAAAGCAAAGAAAAAAGACAGTAAGCTAAGCATAGCGGCGGCAATTACAGCACTATTTATATTCACAATCCCAATAGGCTTTATATTGGCTATTGTGGATTTAATCAAAAGTAAAGGCGACAAGTCACAAAGACACTTAGGCTCTTACTTTGCAATAGTATCGTTTGTGCTATTTCTGATAGTTGCTTTTAGTAATGGAAACAGTGATAGTAGTAACAATGCCAATGCTACAAAACAGGCCACCACAACACAACAGAATGCAGACACAGCAACGAATAATGATACAACACTTAAATATCTTAAGCACGAGGTAATTACAGATAGCAATGATAGAGAAGTTGTTGTTGTTTATTTTGACTTTGCAAACAATTCAGAAGATAACACAGCCTTTGCATATAATTATGATGTTACATGCTTCCAAAACGGCAAAGAACTTGACTATCCGTTAATTAGTTTTGACATTGACGAATACAATAATATTGCAAGAGAATTACAGACAGGTGCAAACATTACGGTTGCAAGAATATACATACTGGAAGATAAGAGCAATGTTGATTTAGAAGTCACACCGCTAGGCGGTAATAAAAAACTTATGAAATTAACATTAGAATTGCAATAGGGGAAATGCATATGTCAGTGAAAAAAGAACTAAACGAAATGCTAGAAGCAATAGGAGTGAAGAAGAAACAGCAACCACAAATTCAACAGCCATTAAATCCTAACTTTAAAGGAGTGTACAGAGCAACAGAAAACGGCTTAGTTGAAGTATATTGTCCAAGATGTAGTAGTTGGGATTGTTCTCACACGCAGATTACAACAACTGTACCGCAGAAATCCAAAACAAGATATACTGTTAATCTGAATCCTTTAAGACCGTTTACACTGGTTAATAAGAAAGAGAAGATTAAGCAACAAGGTGGAACTTATTCACAACATAGGTTTGTGTGTAACAAATGTGGGTTGATTTTTTGGTAATATATGGTTTAAATGGAGCGTACCCACTTGTGGGTACGGTTTGAGACAGATGTTTTGTGCTAAGCGGTTGGCACGATTGATTTGCAGAAAATGTCATACACACAAGTGTGCATGAATGTTTCGTAAGATTTTCCCAAGAAGTTGGGAATTTTGCAGGAAGTTGCAAAACATTTTATAGCTTTCGCCACTTGTGGCGACGATTTCTTGTAAAGCTAGGAGAGTTTTCGCAGAAAGTTGCGAAGATTTTCCCCAAGAAGCTGGGGAAAATGAAATCGGTAGAGCCGAAGTCTTGGCTCTATTAAATATTTAAAGCAATTAAAAAGGCTGTCAGCCCGACAACTGACAGCCCAAAGTCACAATACCGCTTAAACAAGCAGTACAGATATTATATAACACTAATTGAATTAATGCAATAGAAATATTAAGGAATGTATCAGAAATGGTGCATTCCTTTTTTAATGCCTTGAAAGGGGTGGTTTGATTGATTGACGCAGTTGTGATTGAAGGAGTTAGATTCCCAGTAGCATATAACGGCTACACATACAGTAGGAATAAAATATGGTCTAAAAACACAGGAAGAAATGACTACGGCGAAATGGTAGGCACGATTGTAGCACTCAAAGACAAGATTGAACTGCAATTACCGCCATTAACAGGTGAACAGGCACTATTGCTTGATAATGTAGTAAGCGACGTAGATAACCCATTCCCAACAGCACAAGTCCTATTTTTAGGAGGTACGCAAAAAGAAATGACAATATACACAGGAGATGTGACATATCCGTATCTTACAAGGGCGAAGAATGAGGACGGACTAATAGTCGGAGCAAAATTAAGTTTAATTCAAAAATAAAGGAGAGTTCCACATGAAACTTAAAACAAGTGAGTTAATAGACAGATTTCAAAGTTTAAGTAACATATCGCACGACAAGACTACAGGCAGAATTGCTATGGCTGTCATGTGCAATATTAAGGCGTTAGAAGAGCTGTACAAGGCAACATTACAGACCATAGAAAATACTAAGGTTAAGTATGCAGATAAGGACGACAGTGGTAATCCAGTTATCAACGATAATCAGTATCAGATTACATCAGAGAACTTAAAGAAGTTACAGGAAGAATTACAGGAAATCAATGAACAAGAGATTGAAGTGCCTGACATGACAATGCTTCCTATGGACGCATTCGACAAATGCGAAGAAATTACACCAGCTAAATTATACTCAATTGAGTTTATGATAAGCCATTAATTAATCAATAAAGGCGGTGTAGAATGAAGATATTAGACACAGCTATAACGGAAATTGTTAAGGGAAATAGTGCAAGATACTATTCCAAGTATGTTGTTGATGAAAAAGAACATACCGAAACACTTAACAATTTCAAGTTTCAAAACATAATAAATCCCAATAACGAAATTACGATAGGTAACACTTGCAGTAGCGGTGTTACCTTTTCTATTTATATGCCAACAGTAAGCCTTGAAAATAAGGAAATTACCATATTCGAGGGCGTTAAGGTTGGTACAGAAATTAAGTATATTAAGTTGGGAATATTTACAGTTACTAAACAGACGAGTGACGGAGAATACACAAACTATGAAGCATACGACAGAATGTATAAGGCTGATATGCCTTACTTCTCGGATATGGCATTTCCTAGCACAGATAAAGCTATTCTTGAGGAGATATGCGGTAAGTTAGGTATATCTTTAGCGACAAATATAGTTACAGCACATACTATCAGCGAAAAGCCACAAGGATATACCTATAGAGAAATTATCGGCTATATGGCTATGCTACAAGGCTGTAATGCGGTAATTAATTCTGACGGAAACCTTGAATTAAGGTGGTATAAGGATAGCGGCTATGTACTTGATGGACATAAGTATTATCAGCAAGGCGTTACATTCACAACGAGTAAAGATTTTATTATACAGAAGCTGACATGTAATAATACCAAGAGTGGTTCTACAGAACAAAGTCAGATTACTTCTGGTGACGGAGCGACAGGACTTAGTTTTGCTAATCCGTTTATGACGCAAGCAATTCTTGATGAAGTCTATAAAAAGATAGGTGGCTTTCAATTCAGACCGCTTACAGTTAAGTTTGTCGGTGATTACCGACTAGAAGTCGGTGACATTATAACTGTCAACAAAGGTGGCGTTGACTACAAAGTGCCTATAATGCAGATTACGCACGAATGTGACGGCGGCTTAATGGATACAGTTACATCTATAGGTCAATCTGACACGGAGAATACAAGCGTTGCTTCTGGTCCTATTACTAAGCAGATGGAACGGTACTATGCCGACTTGATACTTGTAAATAAAGCGCTTATTAATAAACTATCTGTTGATGAAGCTGATATCAGATACGCAAGCATTGAAACCTTAAAGGCTGTTAATGCTGATATTGATAACCTTAAAACAAATAAATTAGATGCAACATATGCAGATATCATTAATGCTAATGTGGAAAGCCTTAAGGCTGTTAATGCGGATATTGCAAATCTTAAAGTAGACTATGAGAAAGTTGGCATACTTGACGCAAGTGTAGCTGATATCAAGACATTAATATTCGGTTCAGCAACAGGAACAACAATAACAACGGATTTCTCTAATTCTGTTATTGCTGTTTTGGGAGAAGCGCAGATTAAGTCAGCAATGATTGATAGTCTTGACGCAAGCAAAATCACAGCACTTGACATTAATACTACTAATGTACTTGTTCACAGCGAAGATGGCAAGTCACAGTGGAAAGACAATACAATTCAAATATCTGACAGCAATAGGGTTAGGGTTCAGATAGGCAAAGACGCTAATTCAGACTACAACATGTATATCTGGGATAAATCAGGCAATTTGATGTTTGACGCTATTGGATTAACAGACAAAGGTATTCAACGACAGGTTATCCGTGATGATATGGTTAAGGATAATGCTGATATTGCCGCAAGCAAGTTAAATATAGAATCGCTGTTCAATGTTATCAACAATGATGGTTCACACACGCTTAATTCAACGAAGATATATGTTGATAGTGAACAGCAAACCCTTGATAGCGTATTTAAGAGTATTCAGACAACCGTTGGCGGCAATTCTACATTATGGGGTTCGGCTATTAAGCAATCTAAAGATTTTATTGACCAAAAGTTGTGGTGGACTGATATTCGCAATGGAGAGTCTATCGAAAGCAAATTCAATACAGTTACAAGTACACTTGATAGCTTCGGCGTGCAAATAGGAGATGTTTACAAGCAACTCAACGATGATTTCAAGGTATATCAGGTGACATACGAGCCGACTAAGGATAATTATCCAGCTAATGAGTGGAGTGTACCTATATATCCAAGCGATGATAGATACCCTAGTGATAGCACATGGGAATACACAGAAGCAGAATATGATAATTATGTAGGCATTATAGCGTATTGGGAAGCACAGAACAGAGCGTGGCGTTGGATTAAAAAAATAGACGGAACGCACGGTTGGAAAGAAATATCTTCAACCGAAATCGCTTATCTTCTTAATCAAAATGCCGCGTTAAAGGTGAACCTTAATACAATCAGCTCTGAATTAAGTAAGACACAGATTGATATAAGAGACAACTATAGCACCACTGTACAAGTTAATAATGCTATTACACAGGCAATTAGTGCAGAGAGCAATAGTATTAAGTTAGAAGTGTCTAATAATTACGCTACAAAGAAGAACCTTGAAAGTTATGCCACAACCGACAGTCTTAAAAGCTATGCTACATCAGCAAGCCTTAATTTGTACATCAAGAAAGACCCAACAAGCGGAGAACTCAAATCTGCCATAGAAGCTATAGCAGATGATATTACACTTAATGCAAGTGGAACAATTAATATTAATGGTAATAAGTCTGTTAATATTAACGGGAATCTGTTCACGCTTACATCTACTAATACTACTATTTCAGCAGATGGAAGAGCAACATTTAGGGCTGGAACAATAGGAAATTGGAGTATTGAGCAAAATAAGTTATCATCAACAGTTCAAGTATATATTCCACCAGACATCAATGTGATTAATACAATAAGTGGTGCAATTAAAGCAGAGACAACAAGCAGTTTGAGTAAAAGCCTGTATGATTTCAATGGAGATGGAACAATTAACTTATTTGACTTTGCCAAAGCTAAAAGATTTTACTTAGGATTAGAGACATATAATAATACGACATCAGCAATTGCACAATTGTCAAATGTAACTGCCAATATAGACCCTGCTAATTTAGATAAAGTAATTAATATATCTGGTACAGATATGTGGGGTACGAAAAGAGAGACATATATTGGAATTAATGGCTTAAAAACAGACAGTGTTAAATCCAGAGACGCATATTTATCTTATATGACAATTGATGGTGGAAATAGCAATTATTCAACGGATAGTGATTACGCACTGAACGCACAATCTATCAAATCAAATGAGATATATGCAAATGAACTAAAAGTGGCTTCGTCAGTGCTTATGATGTGTCCGATATCTAATATACAAATATATAATAATCCGCGAGATATGTATGGCAATCCAGTATTGTGTATGGATAACCCAATATCATTTACATGGAGTGATAGAATACTAAGGATATATGTAGACAATACAGTGGTAGCTTCATGGGACTGGGATTCAGGTACATGGAGCAATTAGAAAGAGAGGTAAGAATATGTTAAGTATAACGAAAACAACAAATTTAAGTGGAACATCTGTGATTAACGGTCAATCAGCCATGACAATGTATGCGGCTGTACCAGAAACTGGTTCACTGACAATCAGCCAGACAATCACTAACAAGGAATTGTACCTTGCAAATCAGACACAATGTGATAATGATTATGAGAATTTTAAATTGGAAGTCAACAAGCTGTTAAAGAGTGAACAGCAGACAGTTGATTTGAATACAGCAGATACAATAACAGAGTAAATCATCAGAGAGTGTGGGTTTAAGCCTGCACTCTTATTTTTTAGGAGGTAAATTATGAGCTTAACTGGATTTCTTTCGTACAGCCGTGTAAATTGGCAACAATCGCCAAGCAAAAGTACTCCGCTTAGTGCGTCAAACTTAAATATAATGGACGCGGGTATTAAGAATAACAACGATATGATTAGCAATCTTCGTGATGAAGTTACGCAACTAAACAGTAATATTGACGTTAAAAACTCTTTTTGCAAAAATATTGCAAGTATAAATGGTACTCTTGAAGGTTATGGCTATAATTATTGCTATTATAATAAATCTACCAAAACAGGGATTTTATACTATGCCTCCAAAATTGAAACACAAGATTCTACACAGAATAATTTTACAGGATATTATGACATAGAAACAGTTCTTGAAAATATGGGTATTAGCTTTAGTAAAGTATTGGAAAGTAATTATACTCCTTATGATGCCACAGGCGTAGTTCGATATAAATTGGTCGGATATGGAACAACATTGTTATATAGCTCTGCAAATCAGAATTATGCTTTTGCTCGATATTATACAAAAGATGGTAATAAAGGAGCATGGGCAACCACCGAATTTAAGAAAGGCGATTATATTACAGGTTCGCTTATATTTAGTTAAGTTTCAGATATTGCCTTAGTAATTGCACCGTCGTATTTAATATTATCACTGTTTAGTTGTAGAATGAAAATAAGACATAAGGTATTGACAAAAATTACAAAAGAAGATGTAAGGTATTTCCTTATCGAACATGACGAACTACAAGAAGCGATTCGCAAGGTTGGTAGCACCTTAGTGGAAACACTGGGGTGCTTTTTTGATACACATTTTTTAAATTTAGGAGGTAATTTATGAGTAAGTTATTCGGAATTGACACATCAAGATGGCAGGGAGACTTTGATTTCAAAGGCGCAAAGGATAATGAGGGTGTAGATTTTGCCATTATCAAGGCAGGCGGTGCCGATGATGGCTTATACGAAGATAGAGAGTTTGAGAACAGCTATAACAAGTTGGAAAGTGCAGGAATCCACAAAGGAGCCTATTTCTTTGGTAACGCATTAAGTAATGATGAAGCTGTAAATGAAGCTCGATATTTTGCACAGCTTTTAGCAGGTAAATCATTCTGCTACCCAGTGTTCTATGATGTTGAAGCAGGCATGGTTACTGGTAACGACCTTACAGACATTATTATGGCATTCCTTGATGAAATGAGAAATGCAGGATATAAGAATGTCGGCTTATACTCATATGAGAACTGCATTAACAATTATGTAGACATTTCAAGAGTAAAAGAAGCTGGTTATGCTGTGTGGGTTGCTAAGTATTCTAGCAATAACCCTAACATCGCTGTTGATTATGATATGTGGCAGTTTGGCGGAAGTGTTAATTATCTTAGAGACACACAGATTAACGGACAGACAGTAGACCAGAACTATTGTTACACTGATTATTGCACAGACCATGTTGTTGAAGATGTAACGGTGCCAGACTATAAGCCAGTACCAGACACTAAGTATCATAAAGGCGATACAGTTAAGGTTATTAACGCTATTCAGTACGATAATAACGAGCCATTCGGCACTTACTATGATAAGTACAGTGTCTTATCGGCTAGTGGCAGAAGAGTTGTTATCGGTGTTGATGGCGTAACTACTGCTGCTATTGATGAGGATAACATCAGCCTTATCAAGTGTATTTATGACAATGACAATGATGTCAACACAGATACAGTAAGTCGTGGTGACGGTAAGAAAGTCAGAGTGCTTGATAACATTGATTATGACGGCGTGAGATTTGCGGTATATTATGATGAATATGATGTAATTGAAGAGAGCGGAGACAGAATTGTTATAGGTATCGGCACAACAATCACAGCTGCTGTCAATATTGCTAACCTTGAATTTGTCGGCGGAGGAAGTTCTGATGATGCACCTACAGATATTCCATTCAGTGAAGATATTGAAAAGGGTAGCACAGTGAGATTTGTTGGCGATACTGATTATGACGGTACACCTATCAAAGCTTGGTTTGATGAGTATACAGTATCAGAAAGAAGTGGCGACAGAGTTGTACTTGTGCATGACGGAGAACTGTTTGCTGCAGTCAATATAGCCGATTGTGAATTAGTCTAACCTTAATAAAAATACCGGGAGTGCAATGCTCCCGGTAATATTTTAATTATTCAAGTCTATCATAACAGCCATAACAGCAGGAATGGTTGTTATTGTTCCGTTTGTTTTCTTAAATTCCATTCCACCCTCAAGAAGTGTTCCATACATTGTCACATTGTCGCCAACAAGCAAATTATAATCAAAATCGTCTCTATAATACATTAAGACAACAATATCATCATTATTGCCATTAACAGCTAAATAATAGCAAGCAATATATTCACTGGATTCTTCACCAGTATGCGTATTTCCATCTTTATCTTCGACCTCTCCATCATATTTTAATTCCGCTACAATATTACCTGTCAGCTTAAATTCTTTATCAATATATTTATTAGGCGTACGCTTGAGCATTTCAACAGTTATATCACCAGGATATACACTCTTGTCTCTTGATAATAATGTTTCTTGTTCTGTCTGAACTTCACTGGTACTTTTAACATTACTATCAGAAGCACCATTCTGACACGCTACAAGGCTCAATAAGCACATGACAAGCATAATGCTTACAATTCTCTTTGCCATAGACAAATCCCCCTTAAATTTAATTTTACTAATCATATCACAATGTGCATAATTTGTCGAATGTTGTCGAAACTTGCGATATCTTTAAGTTGATTTTTACATTATCAGTATTTATAATAATAATTGTCCGAGAGAGTTCGGACAAATCTTCAAGTTTCGGCTAGGTGGCACTGTTTGATTGGCGTTGGCAGTGTCATCGCTGAAAACTGTTAATCTACTGGGGGTAGGTTGACATGTAAGAACAAATGTTCTATAATAACACCATCGCTACCAGTGTTAAATCGTGCATAAGGGGGATATATGGAGAATGAGGAATACAAACAAAAGATTATCGGATTAATAGAAAATTGTAGCAATAACAATTTTTTAAAATTTGTATATGAATTAATTTTATCTTTCAAAAAGAAATGGGGCGTTTAACGCCCCTCTTTCTCATACCAATAGGCTATATTGTCAAATATAGTTTGTTGGTGTTCTTTATTGAGCTTTATCAATTTCTTAACACTATCCAACAATTCTTTATCTGACATTAAGTCGGGAATGATATCAGCATTATCGGTAGATAAATTATCTTCCCACCCCATTAAATATGATGGAGAAATATCAAGAATCTGTGCGGCAACCTGAATTTTATCACTTGGAATGTTTGTTACTGCGTTGTTTTCATACTTATATAATGTCTGCTTAGAAACGCCCATCCTCTTAGCTAACTCTACTTGCGACATTTTATTAAGTTCTCTTTGTTCCTTAATTCTGTCTCCAACAGTTTTAATCATTAGTGTTTCCTCCTTTCCTATCGGTAACTTGATTATAGCACAAAAAAGT